TTAAACTTTTTGTGTCATATGATGTTGGCATCTTATCTAAGTCTTTGAATATTTCATAGAGCTTATCTATTTTAGTGTCATTGTCTGATAACCTTGACAACTTTGGAGTTATTGTTATTACAATCTTATCCATATAGGCATGTGTATTAGGCTCATATGCACCTTCATAAGTGAAGCAATCACATTCTAAAGCAGGTTCCTGATCAAACTTTATCGTCAGATGCATAGATAACAATCCTATATTCCATCCTACTTCCTGCAGCATTTTGAATATCTCTATAAGTCGATATGGATACCTTTCATGAATTACCGGTTTAATTCTGGTATTGATTATAGAATCAGCTAAGTTGATAGTGTATATCTTATTTATAGGGATAAACTCACCATTCACATACTTGAAATCTCCATAGACTACATTATGATTAATATCTTTCAAAGTCATAGTCTTACGATCACACTGAGTAATCTTACTTATATAATCAGGGTTTATTTTTTTACCTTCAAGGTAAGGATCTGCTTCATATATGAAATAAGATGCTCTAAATCTGCTTTTAACATGAAGATACATATTTCCATGTCTGGTGATACTGAATATTAAAGTTCTTATGAGTCCTGTTGTGAAATATTTCTTGTTTCCTGTATCTAATAGCATTTATAGATTCAATACAGTAGGTACATAAATTTCGTAATCATCTTCAAGATAACTACCGTAACGTTCATATATATATTTTGTTAAATCTTTGTAGGTAATTGTATAGTTGCTATCATACGACCTTACATTAACTAACTCTAATACTTTCTCTTTTTCTATAAGTTTGAACAATAATTTAGCTTCATTATCATAATAAAGTCTGAAATATAACATCGGCTTGTATTTTTTGATCCCAAAATATTTGAAGATATTGTTAGCTGCCAATCTTAAATTCTCACGTATCCCGAAAGCTGTAATGGGTGCATAAATTTTAAATATGTTCTTTTTAAATTGTATTGTATTTGGTTCGGGTAAGATAAACCAATGGGTCTGATCCCATTCTAGCATAACATCGAATACTTCTTTCAGATGTCTATCTTCAGAATCAAATAGATACCTTGGCATGGATAAGGTTTTATCGTAAACAAAAATATGAGATGAGCTCCATGCTCCATCTATAATAAATTCCGATTCCTGTACATCAATGTAGAACGAACCTTTTATTAAAACAGGGAGTAACTTCTCTATTTTCATAAGTCGATAATTAAAGGATCCTCTTTCACTAACGTAAAATGAGAATGTTCTTTTGTCATAAGATTCCGTTTTTAAAGGTTCGAATTTTGATGATACATTTAGATACATATTTTGGTCGTAAGTAAAACTTACAACTATATGTCTGATAGTATCAATAGTTTCTATAACAAAAGGATCTCTAAGAAAATCTTCTTTTATTCGTACCTTCATGTTTCACCCCCTTTAGAAAAATTTTGTAGCACTTTTTATGTCTTATAACATCAAAACTTACAACTTTCGTATTACTTTATCATGCAGTTCTACTGTCACTCCTTTATTTAATTTTGGCTTGATAATTTTTGGTGTCATTTTAATGTCGGGATGGATTACCAAATATCCAGGATATTTTTCATAAAATGGTATACTAGTAGATGCAGATAATCTATAATAAGCCACTACTTGATCAAAACCGTTGAAGTTGGATAGTATGGGTTTTACTAGTTCAGTAGCTTTTTCTGTGAAGTCTGGCGTATAAGAAACGATGTCACATTTCAGATTATAAATAGTTTTTATATTTAGTTTCTTCATTTCATATTCCGATGGGAGAATTATGTTAGAAATCCAATTATTGCGCTTATTTGGGCCAATCCAGACTTTAACATCAGGATCGGAGGGATCACCTATCTTGTATATAACTTCCTTACATAGAATTCTCAAACTTGAGCTGAGTATTTCAAGAGAATCATTATGTATTTCAACTTCACCTATGACAATACAATTAATAACATCTTTGATTAAAGTGTTATCTTTTACTTTTACTACATCAGTATATCCTAAAAAAGGAAACACCATGATTTCATGTTTAGTTGCTAAATCATACAATGTAGAAGGATAATCTAATGAAATAGTCAAGGTTAATGGTGATACGCTAACAGTAATTGTTCTGGTAATCATTTTGATTCTAATTTAGACAAAACAGTATTAGGAAGCATAAATATTGGACTATTATCTGAAAAATTATAAGAATAAATGATTATTCCCATTTTCCTGAGTAAGCGAGTTGGCTCGTTTACATTTGATATGGTTATATAAATTTTGTGTTTATATATTCGCACCAAAAAAGATCTTTTCATGCAGTTCCTCCCTGTCTTTTTGATCGTTTCATCAACTTTCTTATAGCATTGACTATATTATCACTATATATAGTATGATTAGTAGAATTCAGAATGCGAATACTACGTTCCAGCAAAAGATCAAACACATCTGTAGTTACTTGTCCAATAGCAGAATAAGACACTTTAGCAATTATAGGAACATCCTCTTTTATTCTGAGACCCGTTCTCAGAAGTATAAAATCTGTGCCATTAAAGAAAAATTCTCCTGATATAAATCCTTTAATATCTTTGCATCTCTGCACATGTACTCGTTCTAAAGTATAGTACTCCTGAATCATATCCTTTTTATGAGTAATGTTTATCAGTCTGCCATATTTAGGGTCGGGAATTATGCAGATCTTAGTTAATAAACCAGTTTCACATGGATTTATAAATGTAATATTCATACTTACCACTTCACCAAAGAATACGAACTTATCAGAACTCTTCAAAATCATGATCACCTCCAAATATAATAGCAGGCATTTCTATAGTCACTGGAGTGTTGAAAGCTTTTTTCACCTCTTTATAAGTGACATCATGATTTATTAAAGAATATTCTGCGTTGTACATAAGATGTCCTGGAGCTGTTTCTTCTAGCATTACTATAGTCTCCAAAGCAATCTTTACTTCGCACAATATTTTTTCAACTTTTATTTTCGGAAAATAAATACTTACCTGACTTTTAATGTAATCTACAGTTTCTCTAGAATAGTTTTCAGAAGGTATGCATATCATATAATGTTCCTGATAATTTTTTCTGAAATCTGCTATCTTGCTTCTTTCTGGTAATATAATGTATATAGATTCCCCGTGCTTCTTTATTTTTATATCAAATATTCCTGATTCAATCTCTCTGACGAGTCGTTGACTAATAAAACCAGAAGACATGTGTATAATACCTTGATTGAATATATTAACGTTACGCATATAAAATGAAGTATCTCCATAGATTTCATAATAACCATACAAACTAGCCTCTATCAAATCTAAAAACGTTGTGTTTCCTAGCAGATCACCATAACCAGTATTAGTAAATGAGTTACGTAACCAGGGTTCAGTCCATGCTGCACCATCATCAGCTTTAAATGAAACTTCTACATATAAATCACCATTTTTAGGTGGTCGAAATAAAATAAGTTTTCTCTCCATGAATCACCTCCTTCCAGTTAATTTTATTTCTTTTAACACGAAACAGCTACGGATTGTTTATGTTATAAGGTAAGAAATAAAAAACAGGGTAGTAAATTTTGATTAGTAACACGGGTAGGAAGGGGGGAATTCCCCTTCCTACCCGCTTTTAGCTATTCGGCCATCTGAGTGGCCCGCTCAGATGGTGTAGAAAAAATCATGGGCAGGAGGATTGGATGATTCGAGTGGCGATACTCAGTGGGTCCAATTTAGAAATCTATAATTATGGCAATATAAACAACAAGATATCAATCGATATTAAAGAAAACGACGTAGTTAATATGGATAGATTAGTAAAGACGGTAGTTAAAGGAAGCTTTAAAATAAACAATGATAAAATTATCCCAGTAGGAAAGTTAGAGATATGTAAACCGATTATAGATAGAAAGTTTAAAGACGCTATATATCCATCAATACAATTTGCTAGTAGAATATTCGACGCTGTATTAATAGATGATTGTAGAATAATGACTTTTAGTCAATTCACCGGTAAAACAATAGGATTTATAGAAATTCCGGTAGAAGCTACTGATGAGGATATATATTATGAAGTAGAAAAATTTAAGAATATCTTCGGCATAGAGCCAAGTAAAAGATTTATAGCAGCCACGGATAAGTATACGATCATATTTAGTGAAAAAGATAAAAATACATTGGAAGTTACTAGAGTTGAAGTAAATAATCCTGAATATATTAAAGCCGCAATACAAGATGCTGTTAGTAAAGTATCTAAGAACGTTTATGTACCAAAATTCTTTATGGGAGAAGAAATATGATAATCAGTTATAAAAATGATCTTGTATATGTAAATGGTTTCCATAGAAATATTCACTTTAAAATTTACTTAGAAGATCCATATCAGACAAATATTAAAATCGATTATGATATGTCTAGAAATGAAATGGTATCACTCGAAGATATTAAAGACGTACTGTTAGCTAAAAATGATGGTATATTTATATCAGTAGCAACTCATACTCTAGAAACATCAAATACGTCACCAAAGACTATAAACCATGTTATCAAAGGCGAATTTATAAACGAGGGCAGTAATTTAATACAGGTATCAGAAAAAATAGAATATTTTGATAAATCAGGAGTTAAATATGGAGATCTTGTTATGACCAAATATAGAAATCACATATTAGTGGATCTAGTAGGAACAGACCTTAAGAACGCACTTATAGCAAAAGGAGTAGTAGAGAATATACTTAATAATAATCTGATATCTGAAGATAACGTTATTGAAGATTTTGATATCTTTATGAAATTTCCTATAGAAGATGAAATGGTAATATTCAGATTAGAAAATGATAAATTAGTTCCTATAACAAATAAGTATATTGATGAAGCTATAGATATCTTAAGAGTAAGGAACAAAAACTTTACAAAAATAATCTTAGATCATATTAAAGAGCATAGCAGATAGTTATAGTGAAAAATTTGCCTCCCGGGGGAAAATCCCCCGGGAGGATTACTTAGATCTTGCTTTTTTTAGCTCAGGCATGATATGTTGTAAACAATGAGTGATAAACTTAAAGAAGCAAAAGAGTTAATATCCAAAAGAAAACTTTTACAAGTCAGCGAATTAGTTTTTGATGTAGGAAGTACTGATTTTTATGAATTCGAGGCTATCAAGAAAGGAGATGATATTCTGTACCATATTAATCCTAAAAAGAAATTGGATTTTCCCGTATGGTTACGTATGGTAAACAGAGTCATACGTTGCACTATAGCATCTGGTATTATTCCTCCTGTATATTTCCCGGACAAGGTTAGGATAGATCGTTTGCCTAATTTATTTAATAGTGCGTGTCTTACCATCAAAACTCTGGCAAAGCATCCTTTATGGAAAGATATTCATGAAAAAATCATGCAGGCTTTAATCAAGGAATTTAGAACCTATGATGATACTACCGTGCCTGATTATATCTCTAAGCGTTTAAATGAACAATTACTTAAGGAAGAATATAAATTAATCAAACCTTAGATAGTACCAAGATACATACCAACGATATTTTCAGCAAATCCACTGAAACCTTCGTTTATGAGAGTAGTTCCTGCATTAACTCCTGCAGCCACATTAGCAATAAACGCATTTTCCCACAGCCATGCACCTAGAACTTTATTGTTATTTTCATCTTTAAATGTGAAAACCGTCAGCAATCCTACAGGTTTTGAATAAACGTCATCGCTGAAATCTATACCAAAAATTCCTTGAGCATTGGCAGTATCATCTACGGGATAATATATAGTCCTATTGTTAACGGTGCTTTCTTTTAACAATATACCTCTATGAGTGTTCCAGTTTGCATCATGATATATTCTGGACAATAATGACGGTCCTCTCCACATAAGCACACCGCCCTGAAAACTCACAGAGCTTTGAGCTGCTACATAATAAGCAAGACTGCTTCCTATCTCAAAAACAGGTGTTACGGATTGCGCACCTGAAAAAGTAAATGCGGTAAGTAATCCTACAAATTGAAGATTTTGATCGGTAGAAATATTATTCGCTATAGCACTCTGATCTGGCATTTGAGTACCTAAACTTATTAACACAACATCATCAGAGCCAAAAAACTGATCTGACCGTACATTAGTATATATATGGCTGCTTCTGGGATCCCACTCTGTTAATGATTTAGTTAAGGGCATGTTATCCCTCCTTATTCAACGTATAATTCCATTTCTATTCTTCCAACAGGCTCTGGAAAGTCCATGGTTACCACTACTTTTAAAGTTTCCGTGTTAGGATCTTCGATGATTTCTTTAACTGCACCATTTCTAACAATAGACCCATAGCGATCAACTTTGTAGTCTTTAAATTGTCTTATTCTGGCTTGCATTAGTAAGTTAATAGCCATAACAATACCACCACCAAAGTTATAACCTTGCTGAAGTAATGACTTCAGATCGTCATAAAGAATACGTTTCACATAATCGACTGATTTAACAACAGAAAGATTACGCGTACGGACTGACGTAGTATCAGTAGTAAGCTGATTCCGTATATACGGACGGTCATATTTAGTATCCTGAACAATCAATACTGCTCCTTCACCAGCAATATCGTTCAGTTCAGAAGTATTTGGATCAAGGTCACTGTATATGTCCCATAATCTATCACTGTATACTATTCCAGGAAGCTGTTTGAGGTTGAAATGTACCTGAGGAGGGTATGCGGCTATCATGCCTGCATATTCTGCAGCAACAAACATCATAGGTACTTCTTGCAGATTTCCAGATGCATCTTCACCGTAAACGTGTCCTACTAAAACATCTGTATGAATGCTATCGTACTTCTTAAGAAACGCTATAATAGTTTGCTTTAGAGCATTTTTAGCTTGATATACGTCTCTGAGTAAATACACATTCCATGCTTGAGACGCACTGGCACTCAAGTCAGTGCCTAAATATTCTTCAACAGTAATATTTCCAGTATTAGCATCGTAAGATGAAACAGTAAGAGTCGCAGTTATAGTACCAGTATCTATTTTGATTTTATCTCCTGCTAAAGGAGTAGAACTAAACGTAACTCCAGAAATAGTTTTTGTAGAATTAGTATAACTGGCGGTAGTGTTGTTAAGATCTTTATCGATTTCAGTGTGCTGATCTATTTCATAAAACGTGATTATGCGCTTGACAATGTTCTTTGTTTCAGAATTCATATCCTCAATCGCAGAAGCTACCTGATCCACAAGGTTATAGTTATTGGTCAACGGAACAATAGCATAACTATATCTCTCTTTGTACATCTCATTCAGAACGGCTGAATAACCTGCAGCATCATCAGTAGCTACAGGGTAACAATAAATAGGCACATCTGATGCGCCTGCTTGACGTATCCATTTTACTGCTTCCACCATAGGGTTATCTGGAGTGGGATTGCCATATTGTTCATAAAAAGCTACTTCGTCAGTAACTATAAGGGGAAGTTCTGACACAGAAGTGACTCTATATCTGGCATAAACAGAAGGATATCCTTCATAAGATGAAGCTATTGTTTTTGCAAGCTCTACTTTATTGAAAGTCCAGCCAGTTGTATCAGTACCAACATCCACAATTATTTCTGAATAGGTGGTGGTTTCATTTGTGGATACCACGGTTCCAGTAATGGTAGAGTTTGTGTTGTAGGTAATAGTTACAGTATCTCCTGGAAGAATTCTTGAATCAGTGATTGCTGTAGTTGATCCAGCATTTTGTATAGTAATCTGTCCTGTAATGGGAGTGTTACCACTAGCAGTTATTGTAGTGCCATCGATAGTCCATACAAGTTCTCTAACTCTATCATAAAGTATTACATCACTTCCAGATACTTCTGGAGCGATAGTTTTTATGTGTACCTGAGAAATATCTATAGTATGATTAACATTAGATGCTACTGGATTTTCAAAAACAATGTTTAAAGTATATGTCTGTGTACTTGAAGAATAACTACCATAAACGTTTTTGATTCGTCCTTTACTGATTAACGGAGTATCAAATTCAACAATATCTTTCGGCAGAACTAAAGGAAATGCAGTAAGATTTGTGATAGTAAGTTGATCATTATTTACTGTAACTGATGGTGGATTTGCAGTGTTATAATTTAAAGTTATTTCCACGGGTAAATCATAAGTCTTAGCTCCAAGCACTAAGCTCATATGAGCTTCTGTATAATCTATATCTAAACTTTCTACCGATGAATTATAATCGGAAAGTACAATACTTACAGTAGAAGAACCATCCCACAACTGACTTCCGGAATACTGTTTTATTCTATAAAGAGGCCCTATGAGACCTGGAGCTAATACGTTACTAACCGGAGGTGGCGGTGAAGGCCTAAAATAGGTTCTTATCACAACTGATGGTTTTGGTATATTAGCCATATTAACTTACCTCCATCTTAATAACATTAGGTCCTTGAGCGTACCATGTTTCTATAGTTTCAAGGACCGCTTTAGTAACTTTTTTCTTCAGCTCTTCAGGAACCATCACATCTATTTTTATCATAAAGGAAATGCTGAAATCAACTGTGACACTTGCTTTATCTATAGTAGTACCTGCTAATTCTAGAGGTTGTTCTGGAGATATATTTACTGGATTTATAGAATGATATCCTACTTTTCTAAGTAAGTCTTTAAAAGCCTCTACTGCGTACATCACTTCATTAGCCAAACGTTCTGCTATAATACCATCGTGAGCTACTGTATGCACTCTTAAACTACCTCGGCACATACGTATCATATGTTTGTCTTCAAAATTCTTAAGCACATCCCATTCTATAGAACCATAAGCCATAGAAGGATTTTCTAATGTTAAGGGACCTCTCATAACTATAATAGAAGGTAACTTTTCTATATCTTCTACTGATAAAGCGTATGCATCTGCTATTAAAATTTTTCGATTAGTTGGATCTTCGCTCCACACATATTCAGGATGTTCTGCAAAATAAGATTTCAAAAACAAAATAAACGGATCTCTAGATGCGTCAGTTATAAAAATCATTTCTTGTACCCTGCTTCAGTAAAAACTTCATCTATGATCAATTGTCTAACTTTTTTATCTTTCAGCATAAGATCTACGGTTTTATCTATATATCTCTGAGGAGGAATTCCTGAATGTCTCCATTTTCCTTCTAATAAAGATTTTGCTGATACTCTCCTAAAAATCATTCCTTCTTTAGATTTAATAGGTACAGTTCTGTCTAATAAATATGACATAATATGTGGACGTACTCCTTTATCAAGATACTTGAACCCGGGATGATTAGATTCAATAATAAAGTCATCTTTCATAGGATCATAATATACATTAATACTCATAGCCAGATTGCGACGTGCTTCTGGTGTTTTAGGATATTTAGATAATGCAGGGGAATAAATTACATCATATAATTTTTCTTTTATGTAATTTTTTAGATGATCTTTATTAAACAAATGTTTAACATCCATCATAAAGACCCTATCTGCTTTAATAGTTGCTCTTCTAATTCAGGAGAGTAATATAATGCAGCCAGAGGACGTGCCAACATCACAGGTTTATCTTCCTGTCTCCTCCTGCGCCTTGATCTGGAAATAATACCAAAATCAAATAAACTTCCTGCTAAACCTCCCAGCATTAATCCAGCAGCCAATAAATACGGATAATATTTTCTTGGAGGCAACGAATGATCTCCTAACAACCTGCGTCTAATTAAATAACCAAGCTCAGTTCCTCCTATTAATCCTCCTGCAACAGCTGCACCTAAATTTGAACCGTAAGTTATATATGGAAATTGTAAAGTATGATATTCAAACTCAGTCATATGTATATAATATCATAAACTCTCAAGTAATCTATACTCAGGAGCTCCTATGTTAAGAGCATTACATTGATAAATGTGTTGTCTTATAGGATATCCTCTGAATCGTGGAACCTGTATATTATTGACTTTATATAATAAACCTTCTTTAATTGAGTAAATAAGATCATCCACTTCTAAAAGTGGATAAATAGACATCCATGCCTGAGTATTTTCTGGAACATCTAGACTGGCTTGCTGATTCAAAACATTTGCTACAGGCTTTAGACCTCTATTCCAGTAGGTATCAAAAGGTCCATAATAGCCACCTTCGAATCCTGTACCATAACATACATAACAGGTTTCTCTAATGACACGTCCTTTTATTGGGTCATAACATTCATTGCATCTTTTGCCATATCTTTTGCGTTTGTAAACTTTTATAGGTTCGTTAACAAAACGTGATAAATAAATGTAATCTTCCTTAACTATATGTTTAACTTCCGGTCTGATAGGATCAGGTTCCGATACTATATCACTATATTTTGTCACAAGATTGCCATTTGCTAAATATTCCATGCGGATTCTGTAAAAATATTTAGTATCACGTCTGTATAAATATGCATCAGTATCATGATAATAATAAGTATCCACAAGAGCAGGTGAAACATCCTGCATCAAGGATGGATCAGGCGCATCAGCACGTTGTACATAAAAAGTTACATTAAAACCTAAATAATCAGTGACTTTCCAGTATACTTCAAAGCTTAAATCATGAATTCTGGGATAAACCGTAACTTCGACGAAGTCTACCATCAATAGCTTCTAGTACTTAAATATGCTGAATTAAGATTTGCTGCCATTTTATATTCAGTAAGCCATTGATTCCATTGAGATTCGTATAACGATGCCATCTGTGCAAAAGTCGGCCCTTTATCTTTAAGAACTACAGTAACACCTCTGCCATCTGCATAGTTTAATCTGTTACGTTCATACCATATAGCTGCAGACTTTAAAATCTGTGCTACTGCAAAATTACGTAGTGCTACGTTGTTAGGAAAAGTTTCAAGTGTCACTTGCAAAATTAAAGGCGGAGTGCTGTTAAATACTTCAATAGCGTTATTAATAGCCTCAGCTATCAAAGAATCTTCCGTTTCATAACCTTCAAGTAGTTCATTAAGCTCAGGAGTATCCCGCAAAAAATTTCTAACATAGGTTATAGCATCTTGTAAATTTTGAAACCCCATAGCTTATTTCTTTCTACGTCTACGACCTCTGCGCTTTGTTTTAGGTTTCTCTGTGGAAACATTCTCAGGAATAACAATATCTTCCGATGAGCTGGAAGTATCTGTCGTAGCTTCCTGCACGGATTGTTCTTCAACTGAAGCTTCGCTGACTTGAGGAGGTTCTGGAGGGGTAACTTCTTGAACAGATTCAGCTTCTATTTGTTTGACAAGTTGTTCTTCTTTAGAAGAAGAGGGTGATGATTCAGCTTCAGTAATAGTTATTTGATCAGTTATTTGAGTATCAGTATTAACAACTTGATCTGTTACAGCAGTTACTTCATCCAAATCAATAATCGAAAGTCCAGGTATTTGGCGTTGTTTGAGTAGCTGCACTATGTGATTAGGAATTAACTCCTTAGATATTTTGATTTTATCTCTAGGGGGTACAATAATTCCTTTACCCAAATCTCTCGGAAAAAATGTGTTGTTGATAATTAAATACATCTCTAAACCTCCTTAAAGTATTAATCTTTACGGCTAAATTTTAACATAAAAAAAGGCCCTCTTCCAAGAGGGAAGAGGGCCGTACATCATAAGGATAAATCCTAAAATTATGCTACAATACCGGATTCGGTGTATTTATCCCAGTTACCCAGGTTAGTAGCCGGAATTCCCTCCTGGACAAGTACCACACATCCATAAGGATTAGCAATAGCCATTGTGAAGGCTTCCCATGCAGCAAAGCTGAACTTTTTCTGTTTGCTTTCAATGTGCACAGATACATCAGTAACCAGAGCGAATTCACCAAGCCATTCTGGTTTAGCAAAGAGATAAATCACACCAGGCGGAATAAGAGAGCTCTGTCTGGTGACTACAAACTGATATCCGAAAAGTGTGGTGATCTGCAGAGAATCTGAGATTATTTCTCTTGCCAGCTGATCCACAGCCACCTGCTGAGAGAACAGGTTAGACACCATAATAGTAAAGTCTTTTTCGTTCATCATGATAAGATTGAGATATCCACGTCTCTCATCCTCAGAGAATTTGGAGATTCCCTGACTGAGTATCTGATCGAAGCTGATCCATGAAGCAGCAGGAATCTGGATTATTGATCCGGTACTATTTGCGGCAACGTGTACAAGGTCGAGGAATTTCTGAGTCTCTTTCTTTTCCAGATCTTTGATAAGATTTTGCTGAAGCCAGGATTGTAAGCTGTAATTAGTTTTCCAAGTATCAACAACATCAATTTCTACTTCTTTCGTTGCCACAGTGTACAGATATGCAGCAACGGCTTCTGGACGGGTCTGAACTTTTTCAGCCTTGCCTTTAAGAGAAGTGACTACTGCAAAATCACGATGCACTTCAGGTTCAATATGGATGACCCTAAACAGAGTTTCATTGTTAGGATCATAGGTCAGATCGCTAGGATTGATCTTTATAGGAGGAAGCGCAATACGTGCCTTTCCGTCTTCTCTGATACGTTTACGAATAATAGACTCAAAAGCCTGAGCAGTTTTTGTTATATTACCTTTAGAAAGCGAAGCATAAAGATCTGCTAATGTTAACCTCATGGCTATCCCTCCTTAGATTACTTCACATAAACCTGGACATAATTACCAGACACACCAACAACAACAGCTTTCAGCGGATTAGTCACATTAGTCGGAGCGGCAGTCGTAAATCTGTATTCACCATATCCAACACCAGCGGTCGGTTCCACAACACTGACATAAAGGATACCTCCCGTAGACGGAGTGCCAACTATTAAAGAACTATCATACTCAATTATGCACGGAGGCATGATCACTTTCACTCGAGAGTTGGTCTTAATAATGTCATAATTAACTACCGGATCACCAGTTTCGCTATATAACGCACCAGTTTTATCCACCCTCGGGCCGGGCCAGACAAATGCCACTGCGTTATCTGCAGTAATATAGTTGTTGTCTGTGTTAACAGAATCATAAGCACCACCCACAGCCCATTTACCATCACTCTGCAGAACCAGAATGGATCCTTCTCCCAGACGGAATCCAGAGTCGCCTAAGTTGAACGTACCAGTAGCTCCAAGATTATAAGTAGTTGCCAGTTCAACATCGTTTTCGAAGACATATCTCTGAAACGTCACCTTATAAGGCATAGTTACACCTCCCTTTCAAGATTTAGTCTTCTAACAGAACAGATGCTAATAGTCTTTCTTCATCATCTAAGCTTTCTGAACTTTCATCAATTCCTTTAAATACGCTTCCTGCAACAATCTCCATTTTTGCTTTTAGTTCATTGAATTTATCATCTGGTAAGGCTTTTATTTCAGCAATCTTAAAAAATATCTCATTATCATTTATCAAACCTTTGCTCCACATCTTTTCCACAATCTCAACAGCTTCTTTAAATCTGTTTAGATCTTTGGCAGTCTTAACTAATTCATTTATCACTTTATCTTGTACAGCAATCTTAGCAGCAGCTATTTTTATAAGCTTTTTTAATTTATCACCACTAATCATCATGTTAATAATAATAACAGAAAGTTATATGAAAACCAAAATTCACAAAGCTGTGCGGGTTGCTTGAAGGGAATCTATATATTGGTCAACACTTTCTTTAAGACGTTGAGTCAAATAACGCTGCTGAATGACTTGAGGATTTGTTATATATTTGTAATATCCGTATAAAGCTAAAGGTGTACCACCAAATACGGTTAATCCTACAGTAGGATGCTTCATTGTAGTCCTGCCTACCCATTTAAGAAATTTAAACGTTTTTTCAAAAGGAATCTTTCTGGCAGCTACTTTATATAAGTAATGATAAATCTGCTTATTCATTTTACCTTTACTATAGTCTTGATTATTGCGTCAGGTATCTCTACAGAAGGCAAATCTGTCATAGAAGCTATTTTCAATATCCGATTCAGTTTATTAACCAAATCTTTATTATCTATCTGAGCCACTTTTAAAAGGACTGCTTTATCTAAGTCAGACTCCACCGATTTATTTGACATAGAAGAATCCGCGTGGCCCTTCTGGACCACGCGGAGTATTTGTTCATAAATAGTCATTATGCATTAAGAACCAGCCGTAATAACTCCGCCAGATGTGGCCTTTTAGCCAGCTCTTCCGCAAGCTTTACAATAACCTCTTGTGAGGCTGCCAGAGCTTTAGCTTCCTTCACAAGTGATTTAGTATCAGTGAACGCAGGCATTGGAACTACAGGAATCTGCGGTGTCTGAACTACAGGTTCGTACACAGGCATATAATCGTACATTTCAAGATACGGATCAGCATAAAAATCTACAGGATTAATGTAATCAAGTAAGTCATAACCTAAAAGATCTGGATACATGATGCACCTCCTTAATAATAAAAGTACGGATTAATGTACTGTCCAAAAATCAGTGAAGCTACTTTTTCAAGATCTTCCGGTGAAGGCTCACTCTCTAAAGCTTGCTCTACCGGGCTTAAAACAGCGGCCTCCATCTGATCAAGAGCTTCGCCAATAGCCTGAGCAGTATCTTTTATTTCCTCAGGAGAAGATGGAAGATCTTGAGCAGCTCCGGTTTCTGCAGAAGCCTTGTCTCTGGATAATTCAGTAAGAATAGATTTACCAGCTTTCGTAGCTGCTTCTTCGGCTATATCTTCTGGAATACCAAGAGCAACCAGGAGCTCTTTTATCTTCTTAACCATAACATCTTCGCTAGGAGCCTTAACAGTTACATCTACTTCACCGCCAAGAGCTTTAACAGGGTCTTGCTGAGTACCGAGCTGACCGATAACATCAGATAACATTTCAGCAGGAGCGCCTTCAGGAGTCACGTCAGTCTTATTTGGCGGGATCGGATCATCAGCATTGTTAGGAGTAGTCACAGCAGGGTTTACATGTTTTGACATGGAAGGATCTTCAGGCTTATTTGTGGCAGATAAATCTTCAGCAAGAGCATCTGCGACAGCCTGAGCAGCAGCAGCCTCTTCCTGAGCAGTTTTAATAAGTCCTTTCTTCTTCAGAGATTCCAGAACTTTCTGAACTGAAACAGATTCCTGAGAAGACTGAGTAGTTTGTGACTGCTTTGGATCATCTACCTGAAACTCTGCAGCTTCTTTAGCAAGTTCCATAGAAATTTGTAATAAATCCGTATCTTCGGGGCTTAAAGCCGATTTAAGAATTCTTTCTACTTCCTTATCAATGAACGTAGACATAGTTACACCTCCTAAAATAATTTTTGTCTACTTAAAATTATACTTTACAGCATATGTCAAATCAAACCTATAAAAGAAGCCGCATACAATCTGGATAAAGTATTGGAAACTTTTTTATCTCCGTGTGGACCATAATAAGCAGTATATTTTGCTAATTTAGTTATGGGATGATTATCATCAAATTTTAACTCAGGGTCGTTGATTATATCCATTATGTAATTCACATGGTCATCTCCAGCAGCCTCTAGATATAAGGCTGAATCAGGTTTTGCATTTTGCACTCTGGTATGCAATACATGAGGAGCTGCCGAACGTTTTACAAAAAATGTTGCAAGATGTATTAAGGTATCCTGATCTAAATTAGCCGTTTTGACGATTTTAGTTTGTTTAATAGCTTCAAATTCAGCTTTAGTTAAGGGAATGCGTAATTTGCTGAGGTAATTTAGTGTATTCTTGGGACCTAAGAAATTAGCAAGTTTGACCAAAAGCAGTATATCTTTGCTGTCTACTGACTGAGGTAATAACTGTTCATGTATAAATGTTTTAGTTCTAGCCAGATTGCTTGTATTAAAAATCAAACTTTCATCAATTGACGCAATTTTTTTAAGTGCTGCAGATATTGAATCTGCTGGCCTATCTACAATAGAAATATCTATAAATACGGGATAATAATTTACCATATAGGCATACTTGTCTAATTCTGGATAATATGTACTAACTCTGTGGGGTACATGTATACATGGACTTTCTGAGGGCTTAGTGCGTACTCCAGGAAGTTGTCCTTGTTTAATTAATAACTTTACTTCATCAGGATGAAACTGAGTTAAGTATTCATAATCAGGTGCACATATACTACAAGCGTCAAATAACACAGCTGCACCCATTGATGTGGGAACTGGATTTCCAGATCTTAAGTGTTCTAAGTAATTTGCAGCTTTCTTTTCCAGTACATCTCCTAACACAAACACTCTTTTTAAACCATCATGCCAATAGGCCATTGCAACTTTACCAATGCAAAATTCAGGATTGTCTTTTTTATGATGTAAATAGACTTTCCCATGAGTTTCATAAGTTTGATATCCATATGGGATGCCAAATCTATATTCTGAGGGATTCAGTTCATTCTCAGGAAAATAATCACCTCTCTTGTTAAATCCCCAGTATTCTCCAGCGCCTAGTGCATTTATTAGAATTCTACGATACCCAGGTTCTAAAGGTTTTTTGCGTAATGATTCTTCAGCGATTTTTTCAAGATCTGGACTTGATGCAATTTTATGGAGTATGTCTTTTTTTAAATCTACATAAGCAAGAATCATACTATCTGAAAAATACTTAATCATGATCCCATAGACCCAAAAAGTTTTTGAGCTATAATAGGACCTAAAGGCACACTGATATCAATAGGTGGTTTAGTTCTCTGCACAACTTTACTAGCAAAACCCGGATCTATACCTTGCATCGCTAAGGCAGACCGTAGAAAAGTTTTTAAGACTTCAGCTTTTGTAGCAAGATCCGGATTGAGTTCATAAAAAGTTTCAGCATATCTACGCACTTGTTCTTTTGGATATCTTGCTATTGATGGTTCTTTCATGACTTCTTCAAGTACTTTTTCAAAATGGCGTTTATCGATCCATGATCTAACAGTGTGGTACATGTGAAGTATTCCTAAGCCTACCATAGGAGGTGTTAATAATCTTACAATTCTTCTTAGTCTGTGGCGCACTCCTAACGGTTCTATTGACCCTCCAGCTGCAGTTTTGTAAAGCATAGCATATACTATTTCATTCCGATTCATCTAACACCCCCAATAGCATTTTGAGTTTGGCCAGATCAATAATGGACTGAAGAATAGGTTTGTAATCAATAGACTCCGCTACGTCGAAACTTAACAGATAATTAATTAGATCACCCGGGCTTTTAGGAATAGGTATTTTTACTTCAAGTTCTATTTCGTCCGATTTTTCTTTTTTTATTGGCTTTATTTCTGAGGTGTCCAACATATCTTCACATCCCATTTCAGAAAATAAAGTGTATAAAACTGGAATAGATATTGTAGTGTGATCGAGATGTCTAGTTCTGTTGTCGGATTTTAAATAGTAAATAGTGCTCATTTTATCAATAACATCAATGACTCTATCACCACTTATCATTTCAGAAGAATCAATAGAAGCATGCTTAGATAAGCCTTCATTATATTTTTGCAATATCAGACTCTTAATTCCAGGATTTTTTATATAGTGATCCAGAATAGGAAAAAAGGACTGAGGAGCTACATTTAAATATACAGTATCATTGACCATAGCAGATGCTACTTTTTCAGTAAAATCTTCAAGATCAAGAATAGTATTAACTAAGTGATCTTTAATTTTCCTATACTCTTCTGTATACGTGGTTTTCAACAAATTAATAACTTTTTCTCTCAAAGCTTCTGGAGAACTTTTAGGACGATCATCTGCTTGCTTTAACATATCGTTTAACCATAATTCCATACGACCGTTAGAAACAAGTTCTCCTATAGCGGAAGGAGTAGATACTAAATCTATTTCTGGAAGAGGTTCAGATCTGGGGTTACTATTTTCGTAAGATTCAATAAGTTTCATTACTTTGTCTATATTTATCAAAGGAATATTTACATCCAGATTACCTCTTCTCAGGACTTCCTCAGTATAAAGAGCTTGATTTATTTCCTTAGCAGCTTTTTCTATAACAGCTCTGGGAGGTCTATCACGTAAAACCCAGGCGGCTAATACAGCATGAGGATCTAGTTTTTCACTATAATACAGATCTATGGCTTTCTTAACTATTTCCATAGTCAAGTCAATTTTAGCATATTCATATGTTCAATACCCAAACTAAACCACTATGTTAAGATTGTCAACGAATTTTTTATAATCGCAGGCTATTTTAAAATAATTCAGCGCATGAAGAAAATCATCTGGATGTTCGGCATCGTGAATATACATAATTGTATCTTGCCCCTGAACTTGATGTACCTCAGTTGTTACGTTCAGGATTTCTTCAAAAAATTCTGCCATTATAGAATATCTGGGAAATTCAAACCTTCTACGTTTCAAAAGACGAAATACTTCACTTAAGGCCCAGGTTCTATTTACATGGATCATATTTTCTTTTTCTTTATATATAATGCTTCTGACTTTAGTAGATGAATAATAACAACCAATAACTGGAATGCCAGTTAGAGCTCTAAGCTCCTGTACTTTCATGTCACCAAAACCCATATCACATACGGCAATTCTGACTTTATAAGTCTTCAGCAATCTAGATAGAAAATCCACCTGCTCAATAGGATCTGCTACTTTTAATCTATGCACATAATAGACTTTGTACTTACCATTTATAAATTCTCCTATAACCACCTCAGTAAAAGATCTGGTACCGCCTCCCCAATCTATTCCCGCAGCTACAGTTCTACCTACAAGAGTAGAAGACTCTATGAAATCTCTATCAACACAACAAGCCTGCAGTTCTCTTAAACTGATGGGGCGTTCTGCAAATTCATAAGGAAGACCCAGGACTTCATTATAGAACAGATATAATGGCATACGTTCATATTTAAGTTTTATTTCATCAAAACTTACAAAAGGAGCCTGCATCTGAGTGATACGCATTCCAAAGTATGGCGCATATTTATCTCCCATCATAACAAGAGTACCATTTCTCATATCTATAGGCTTTCCACATCTACTGCATATATAACTGTTTTTGCCTATTATTTTCTCATCCTGATAATTCCAGTGGTTGCATGCTTCACATTTGATCATATACTCAATCTGAGTCGACATATTCCACATACGTTCTATTTCATTCTGAGGAGATTTTGCTGTACCTGCATATATTACATATTTATACGGTGAGTGGGACATACATTCCTCCACTATAGACATTCCTCTAGGATCGAGACTTTGAACCTCATCGAAACATATTCTATCAGCGCTTAATCCTCTTATAGATTCTGCTGTATGATGTGAATACATTGATCTAAAAAAGAACGCAGAACCATTGCGAAAAGTTTTATCACCAACCCTTTTTATTAGATTTGAGCCGGTATAGAAATGAGATTTTATGTAAGGAGAGTATGACGCTATAGGATCGAAACGTAAATTAGAAAAAAATGATACCTGTTTTTGAGTATAACTCACATATAACGAATTGAAAAAATCATGACTTATTCCGTCAATAATCATAATCACAGCAAGCAAAGTACTTTTTTCAATCTGTCTACCACCTTTTAATACAACCGGCCTAAATGTATCATAAATAGGTATTAAATATTCTCTATTTTTAAAATCAAAAGGCTTTCCTCCGATATATATAAGACTTGCAACAAGATCGCTTCTGCGAAGCTGTACTGGTTTGTTACTTCCCATCTATTAATCTTTTTAATGTGGGTATATCATATTCATGTGGCACTAATTCCACTTTTTCTGGTATCTGTTCTCCTGTCAGTTGTTCTCTGAATACCTTCATAGAATTAATAAGTAAATTAGCCCATAATCTAGCCTCCCTAAAAACTTCTGGCTTCATTTCAAGGTATAAATTTCCATATTCATCCTGTTTAATAATCTGTTCACTTAACAAGCGAAATACTGTAACAGCAGTACTATTAAGCTCCATATTTACATCATCCATACTTATCTTCAAATAGTGTTTGAAGTGCCTTTTAAATAAGAAAGTTTCTCCTTTCTTAAGCATAAGTAGCAATTTGGCATCCGTAGGAAATAATTCATACAGTAACTTAAGATAAACTATCCAGTCTTTTAATCTCATCTTTTCTATGTCAAATAAATAGAATTTATAAAGTTCACGTGTTTTTTCAGAAACCTCAAAAGGACTTAATTTCAACATGTCAGGGTCTTTGGTCATCAAAAAAGCTTGAAGTGGTATTCTTATATTAAAACTTTGCTGCACGTGTAAGAGCTCATCAAAATCAGGCTCCATGTCTATTTCACCCTTTATAAAATACCTTGCAAATTCTGGCATTTTCTTTTCTTTCAGAAGTTTTATTTTTTGAGTCTTTGTCAATCGTTTTGAAGAGCCTTTCACTACTTCATTCAATTTTTGTAATTTATCATCCGGAGGTAAAGGAACGTAATTCTGTACAAGAAACTCTTTACATTGTTCTATATCATCAAATAAAATTAATGAAGCCGCTATGAAACGTATGCAAGGTAATCTAATCACGTATTCTACTTTATCATTGAGGCAATTCAATGTCAATTAGTATAGATAAAAAATTAGGTAATCTGATACTCACAGAGTATCAAAATACATATCCAGACATCGTTAGTAATAAACCATTAATACCAAATATAAATGAAAGGTTCGATGAAATAATAGCAAAGGCTATGGGAGATCTGTTTTACGATTATACTTCAATAACTGCGACAGCTATAATCGCAGGCCCAATAATAACTAACGTAACCTCGATAACGTTAATGTTTTCAATAATACCTGATAGTAATCATCCAGCAGTAGCTACTGCAATCAATAATGCAAAGGCTGCATTAAACATACAACAAGGTTTTGGAGATGATTTTCTAAATATATTCGTAAATGCATTTAGACAATTCCTTAATCAGATCAATACTCTAGATATCACAAATCTAGAGACGACACCCACCACATCTGGATCTGCATATGCTGACTTGTCATTACAGAATAGATCATCGCTGGAAAATGCGATTATATCTTATTTCATAAGTCTGGGATTTACAAAATATGATAGCACAGGTAATCCCACAGGAGAATTGCCCAAATTTATGCAAACTCTTGTGACTGAAATAATAAATATTTATGAAGCTATAATATCAGGCAGTGAAGCTTATATGACAGTAACAGGAACCACTACATCAGCTACAAGTAGTTCTACATGCAAGGGTCCTGTAATCTATCCTTAAATTGGAAGTTAATTAATCTCTGTGATATACTTTTAGACAAATGGCAGTGAACCCTATTACAAACGTGCTCCGTAGTAACAGTGAGGAAATTAGTCTTCCTCCAGATCCATCACAGTGGACTGGTATTGTAATACAAACTGTAACGGAAAAATATCCAGAAACTGCACCATATATAATGGACGTTATTTTTATTAAGGCGGATGAAAATAATGCTATAGGATATGTAACCATATATTCAGAAGATGCACGTGTGGATCTTCCGGTAATTATAAGAAACAGAAAACTCTTACCAATAGATCTTATGATAGTTGATAAAAAACTTACTTATGCCAATCCACGAAAACTATATGATGCCTTACAAGGAAACAAATTATTTGCAGGAACGGCTGGAATTCCAAAACAACCTGATATAGGCGGGGGAGCATTGGCTCCACAGTCTGGTTCCAGAGCTTTGCTTGAGAAAGTCTCTTCATTAACGAATAGAACGAAACTTCTTAAATTAGCCAACATACTAAATCAGCATAAAAGAGAAGTAGATAAGTTAAGAGTTAAGTACCCACATTTCAATGAAATACTGGATGTGCTTCAAAGTAGAGTCTTTCCGGATATAAATAAGCTGACCGAAGTTTTTGAGGATAGTATTGATAGACCAGTAATACAAATACGCAAAGATGCAGAAGTTCCAGGAAAATTTACAATCATAATGAATAGTCAGAAAATATGGAACCCTATAAAAATAAAAGGAGACTATACAACACTACATAAAATAGCAGAAAAATATAATATAGACAGTAAAAAATTCATAGAGTTCATTGCAGCACATCAAACGGTCACATTAAATTTTGGTAAAACATATCCTGTAAAAATAGCCAGTATTGATTTCATAACTGCAAAAGCCGGCGATAGTATTATTACATATTCGCCAGAAAGAAAACTCAAATTAGAAGGCAAAGTATTTCAATGGAAAGATATAAAAGACGATAAAACGATAGATAAAGGATACATTTTTATAAGTGATAAATGGTTTGATGTAAGTTTTGATGAACCTTTTGCAGCAATAACTAAATTAAAAAAGAACGTACATTTAAAAGAGCATCCTATTGCTTTACCAGGAAGATACTACTTTATTGTGATAGATGATAAATATGCATTTGGTCCCTGGCAAGTAGTTACCAAAGAAATAGATAAACGACATGGTTATACTATCATTTTCGATGGACTCGATAAGAAATATAAAGTTGTTATAAATAATTCTTCAGATCATGCAATGGTAATGATAAGCGATGATGAATCAAATATAAGATTACCTGGCAAATCTGTTAAGTTAATAGAGGTGACTAAAAAAACAGAAGTAATAAAATGCAATGCAAACATACTCAAGCAAGCCAAGCATGATATTAATAAAGACCTTTCTACCTGTATCATACGTTATGACAGACAAAGTAAAACTTTCAGTATAGAAGGACCTTACTTAGATAGAATCATAAAAGGAGCATCAATATATTACGATACGATAACATTTGACCTTAAAAACTTAACCTGGGATGAAGCGACTTTTATACTTTCTCACAGATATAAACCTAGTGATGCAGGAAATCTGCTTAAACTGGCTATGCAGCATAGTGAAGTATACATTAATGATTTCTATCTGCCATCAAGTTCCATAAACGAAATGTTGAAAAAAGCATCTTATAAAGGCAGAGAATTACTTGATAAATTCAATAACTTAATAATGCCATGGCAGATCATAAAAATCGCAATAGAATTAAACGATGCAACTACTCTGGATTCTATTTTTAGTTTGTCTCTTGCAGCTCCTGAAAATATGGCATATTTGATCGAGGGTTTACCTATTCTAGAAGAAGCTGAAAGCATTCTGGCCAAATATTTGTTAATGGCAAGATTAGGCGGTATAGATTACCCAGAAGATGAACTTAAAATTTTAATAGATGAGTTCGATAAATTCCTGTCTTATGTAAAAGAATTAAAATTTGCCTTTCAGGGTTGATTCTCGGACACTTCATTCAAAATTTGAGAACTTATTGCCAAGATAGCCTCTATTACCCCAAAAACTAGATCTTTAGGTAAAGAATTTAAATCTAGACCTAATTCTTTCATGTTATTATCTACAACATTAGCGAACACTTTAGGAAATACTTCGGGAGTATCCTGCGTGGCAAGGATTGCTGTATTGAACGCACTGTTTATTGCAACCACTATCTTAGCAATTTGAGATATATTTTGAGTGTTTAATCCTGATTTTTTGGCGAATGCTTCCATCTGAGCTTGGGGAACTTGTTTTTGAACTAAAGTAAAATACTGGACAATCAAATTCTTCATAAAATTCCTCCTTTTACTTTTTTGTTATCACAAAGAATGAAGCTTCATAGTCATCTTTTATGGGTCTTAAATAAAAAACCTTATCTTCCTTATTTAAATTTTCTTCGACGTAATTTAGTATTAATCCTGGATCCGATACTCTAACCTGAGTATCTCCACCCCTACGCCTAAAGAAATGTTTGTCCCATATATCAAAGATGTAGGTTTTGCTAGGAATACTAAGTAGTAATTTTATAAACAATTTTTCTTTCTGATCTACTGGCAATTTAATAGTACGATCTATAGATAATTCCGCTATTACTCCTGAAGCTACAACTACATCAGCGGGAAGTATATCACCAAAAATATTAGAAGGAGAAGCTATGTGAAATAAACTTTTTTTAATAGCATGAGGATATTTTTCAACAAGACGTGAATAAAAATCATCATGAGGTTCTACTGGAATGTAAGTAATGCTCTTTCCAGACACTTTAATTATATAATCTCCTAGAAATCCATACCCAGCACCAATATCTATTACTATATCCCCAGGATTGACAAAAGAATCTATAAAAGAGTATCGCAGAACTGCCTGCTGAGCATTTACCCAACCCAGTTCTTGTGCCATTAAATTCATTAAATTCATTTTCCTGCCTTACATGTAGTACTTCCCTGTATTGGAGCTCCGGTAACATAACACACTGGCATAGTTCCATCAGGAAATCCCGTAACTATAGGCGATTGAGGCGATTTCCCTAGGGTAACAGTAGTTGCATCCACTATAGCATTGGTGGCTTTGATCACAGCATCACCTGTAACTTGTATAACCAGTTCCTTACTTTTAATATTCATGTCTCCTGACGTTTGAATAGATGCATTTCCAGATACCTGAGTAGATATATCTTGTTTAACTCTTAAATCGGCTTTGCCTTCAATAGTATGATCTAGATTCTGACGAATAATCACTTTATTATTCCCTTCAGTTTCATATTCTAGATTACCATCAGAATCTATTTTAATAGTAAAACTATCAGAATACAACCTAATACTTCCGTCATTTCTATCAAGTTCAAAGCTTAAAAAGTTCTTTATAGTATTGCCAGCCTTAAATGCAACAAGTGGAGAATCGCCAGATAAATTGGGAGGCTGATTGATTTCAAAAATAGCTGAAGGTCCAACGTTTCTATTATAAAGTAATTTCAACGCAAATAAACCTAAATGGCTTCTAAATATAAAATTCATAGCATCAGTATAAAAACCTCCTATATTAATGGAAGCGGACATTAATACTTTAGTAAAGCCAGTCTTAAAGATAATATTACCGTTCGCCCGAACTATTACATAATTATCATTTTTTCCATAAATCACATAATCTCCTGGCTGAGCATCCAGATTGTTTATTAAATGAAGCAATTCCACAAGATAAAATTCATTATCTTCATCTTCGAACATTATCCTAGATTCAGGTACAAATATTGGTAAGATAACAGGATCAGGATCATTTTCCTGTTCTAATAACAGCACTCTATCGCCCTTCTCTGGATATTTAAAAAAACCAGAATAATAATTAGAAGATCCAAGTATCACAGCCATTCTGGTGATGGTGAATAACTCTTCGTTATCAAGACACTTTACCTTTAATTTACCCTTGCGTGTATCTACTAAGATAATCTCTGCAACCCTTATCTTCATGGAGTCTCTCCATACACTAATTTTGGTATCGGACTGTAGCCTTGTAAGTCAGAACTCCATGAACGTAGAGCCCCTTCTATAGCAGTATTTTTAATATCTCTATAAGCCATTCTTGTAAGCCAATCATCACGAAGCAATGGCAATTGTTCTATACCTTTAACTACGGGTTTGAATGATGCTGGCTTGCTTCTAACTTTTACGGTTTTTATTTTTTTCTTTCTTAAATCATCTATTATCTCAGAAGTTAACTTAGTACCTGCAGGATATTTATCTACAGGAGTTGCCAAGATTCTACCTGCTGCGTCTTCTAAAGATACGTCTATTTCTGGAGGCATCTGTGCGTTTAAAGCTTTGAGTTTATTAATTTTAACGTAATCTCCGGGAACTAAATCCGTGTCACCAGGATCAGTAACAACAGCTGTATCAAACATAACTTTGCCTATAATTTCAAAATGACGCCTGTCTAACTTCATACCATTTTGTTGATAAGCAGTATCAAGATAATTCACTACAAAATTACGTGCAGCTTCCAAGCCTGCGGCATCATAGATATCTTTTGGATGGGGTAAACCAGTAGTTAAAATATCACCCTTGGCTACTTCATCTCCTTCTTTAACTTTAGGTTCAACCCATGGAGAAGTGATATGAGATTTTCCATCTATTATTATTTCATATCCGCCTTCTGGCCGTTTCACAATTTTTTCTACTTTGCCAGCAACTTTAGCAACCGTGGCTCTAGCAGGCACATTACTCATTTCCATTACGGCTCTAATATCCTGAAAAGAAGTGCCCATATCTTTAACAAGTCCACCAGTATGTACAGAAGATATAGTCATCTGTGTTACAGGTTCACTTAAATACTGTGCACTCTTAATTCCTACGTATTCTCCTATATGAGGCATTGTGCCATCAGGTTTAGCACCATAACATAACACACATATACCATCAGGGGCTTCACATGTCAAAGGTGATCTTACCTTTACCTGTTTCACTCCTGATTCTTTGAGTTTTTCATATACTTTACCATCAACTATCTCATTACGTTTTGCAATAATCTTACCATTTTTAACCACATTTTCTGCTAAAGCTCTGTTTAAAGCATCTGCCTTATCCACATCCATAACGATTCCTTTTCTAGTTCCACAATCTTCCATAGTTATTACATAATCTATCGCTGCAGCAACAAGTTCTTTTGAAAGCTCTCCAGGTTCCCCTGTTTTAACTGTTTTTTCTATCGCTCCTTTTCTAGCACCATAAGAAGCAAATAAGTAATCAATAGTGTCCATACCTTTAGCATATCCTCTTGGAACTATTACAGGAATTGGACGATCATATACATCAGCAAGCTGTACTGGCGAAGCTAAAAGTTGCATTAAGGAATCTTTTTTAGCGCGTGTACCGGATTTAACTAATTGTACCAAAGTGTTATCATCCTGCTTCATTAAAGACTTCATTATTTTTTGACGCAGCTCCATAGCCTTACGGTTAATTTTTGATGGATCTTTAGTTTTAAGCGATTCTACAAACGCTTTGTCCAATAAATCCTCAAATTTAGGACTAAAATCATCTAAAGACAATTTAAATCCGATAAGATAAGCAAAATCTCCTCCAAGTTTATTCAATTCTCCTGCAACCCTGGCACCTTCTTTACCGCCATATTTTTCAAAAATATTCCGCATCAATTTATTTATAGTGGTTTTGTCTAGTTTAATATTAGGATCTCTGAAATCTTTAGGTAAAATACGGTTAACTAAGGCTCTACCTAAAGTAGTTTTTTGATTATTAATCACAACAGTATCCGTAATGTCAATATCACCTCTGTGAAAAGCACGTAATGCATCATCTACATTATTGAATTTAAACTGTTTGCTTTTATCTTTTCCGTCTCGGGTTATTTTATAGAGCCCCCATATTGCTTCAATCTTTGGCGTAAGCCATATTTCTTTAGGACGCCCCTCATGAAGCCAATTCTGAGAAGGTAAAAGCTTTACTGCATCCTGCAGAGCTTCTTGAGTTACTGGAACATGTATTGCAGTAGTATCATAAACTATGAAATCTATACCACACAGAAAAGTCTTAGATTCTGTAGTTAAATCATAGGTAGGAACTTCCTGCTGCGGAATGACTTCTGTAATAAAATCAAACCATACATCATCTGTCTCTATAAAAGCTTTAAGTAACTCGAACTGTTTTTTTAAATGTTCATGTCTAGGATGAACATTATGTAATATAGAAGATATCATTTCCTTCGGAACGTATTCACGCTTAATAGTATCTAAGATGAAATCAGCTGAAAATCTAGAACCTTTTCGATATGAATAATTCAAAAGATATATTAACTCTTCAGATATAGGAACAATATTGAACAAACTGCCATTGAAACGTTTATCTCGCTTTACTTCAAAAAGCTTACTCAGAATCTTCTTTTTCTTTGTATGATATAGTCTAAGGTGTATACCTTTTCCAAAAACAGCTTCAGCTAAATCCTTGCAGGAAAATATAATCTGAAAATACTCAACACCATCTGTATTCTTAACCTTTTTAATCGTAGATCTGATACCAAGACTAAGAGCTAATATTCTAACTTCATCTGCTAAAACTTCAGAAATAGTATTATAAAGGATAGTGAACCTACCTTCAGAAGATTGATGCACTGTACCATCCGTATCAAGTAAACCAGATAATAATCCTAATCTGAAAATAACAGGCGAACAAAAGTAAATAGGAGAAGGTAATTTTTTATCACTAGCTTTGCTTCCACAATTTTCTTTTAAAAATCGTCTGAATTCCTTAGGTAAATTAGCGTATAACTTTCTAGAAGTTGCTTCATAACCCTTAAAAATCTTGGTTACAGCTTTTCTAGCTTTCATAGCCACATTAAATTTCCGCTTTATTAGTCTTTTAAGCTTACCGTAAATTCCGTTATCCATACTAGCAATGTAAAAACCATTCCGATTGTCAACCCAACCATCCCCAACATAACATCCAATTAAATAACCAAGTTCAAAATCCAAATCTAACTCCAAATCGCCTAATTTTATACGCGGAACCTCTACGAGAGGACGAATTTTCTTAGGTCTGACCACAAAAAAACGCCTGTTTTTATTACGCATTATCTCCAAAGGAGACATACGTTTGAAAGTATAATCTCTTGGATCAAAAACAAGTAAAGAATGATCTCCAGTAACTACAGCCGAAGCTCCATGATAAGTCTTAACTTTATAAACTTTCTGAACTGGATGTTCACTAAAACTACTGACCTTATCCCACTTCAAGGTGTTTGTATTATAATCATAGGCAAGAACCTTGATGCCTGGTGGAACTTTAAAATATTTAACACCTCTTTTACTAATCTTGTACGGAGAATCTTCCCTAGGAAAGTCTTTAATAGGACGAAAATATATTTCATCTTTCAACGAATAAATCACATATTCATCACCAGCTAACGAGTTGCCATCGTAATCACCACTTTGCATAGATACTACGACGTTTGGAAAATGTATAGCATGTCCTGGAACAATTTTAGGTTTAAAAGCGAGCATATTGTATTTATGAAGTGAAGGTGCGCGATTAACAATAACTAACCGTTCGCTGGCGACCAATTCCAAAGCTTTTCTGGCCTTATCACCTCGATTAGCCAGTTCGATCCTTGCTTCAGCAGGAGACATAGCAAACTCTGATTTAAGTTTAGCTAAAATAAAAGGTTCAAATATCTTCCACGCCATTTCCTCTGGGATACCGATTTCATCTGGATGGAGGCCAGGATTAGGAACAATAACAGAGCGTCCAGATAAATCCTGAGTTTTACGGAGTACTTTGTGCTGGTAGTAACCTTCTTTAGGTTTTGGTCCATGAATGTAGTCAAGTATTCCTCTGGGTTTACGTTTACCATAATATCTAGAAGAAGGATCCGCCAGACCATACAGAATTTCAATAGATTCATATAAATCTTTCTTCATTTTGTTAATCTCGTCTTCAGGTAAACCTTCCTGCTTTGCTCTCTGGATCTGGTCCGCCAGTAATTTAATATCTCTGTATACAAGATTAAAATCTGAATGAAATAACCTGTTATGTTTATCAACATACACAGGACGGAATTGAGGAGGGAGTACCGGCAAGCGATCGAGAAAGAATTCCTCCCATTTAATGTTATTCTCCTTCATGTATTTTATAAAACGTATAATCAAGTTAGCTTTATTTAACTCGTTCAAATTATTAGACCGCTTAGCTACGTCAGCCATATCCTGAGCTTGCTTCAAATATTCGTCTAAAGATTTAGACTTTAACAGTTTGAGAATAGCTTCAGAACCAGACATTCCCTGAATTTTTTTAACACCAAGAATTATATCTTTAATATCTTTTTCTTTCATATTCAATAATAAGCTAAACACACGCAATACGATAGGTGAAGGTAACTTATCCGGTAACTTAATAGCAGCCCATTTATCTCCACGTAAACCACCAGTTAGTTCTGGATCAAAAAGACCACCACTTTCTTCTTTTAAAGTACCAGCTACTACCATCTTGGCATTTTTTATGAAACGATTTTGTGTGAGAGATTTAACCTGGCTTTGAGTAAGTGGCATTATCCTTACGAGATGCCCTTCTTTTTTTACATCAATTCCAGCAGCTCTCAATAAGTTCTCGAATTTTTTAGTAACAAATGTAGTCTTTGGGGGCGGAGGAGGTAAGTTATTTTCTATGGCCTCCCAGAATAAAGGATTACGCTCTGACTTCCATGTAGCCATTTCTTTTAATACATTTCCTGCACCATGAGCCAATAAAGCATATATTTCCATAAGCCCTACAGCCTGTCCAGGTTCATCAACACCTTTTGCTGGAGTCATATCCCACTGATCATAGGCTCCTTTGTATCTGGCTGACATTTTTTCTTCTACTTGATGTTCCAGTTTATAAATGTACATAGGACCAACCATAACATTGGGGATTTTCTTTCCGGTAACTGGATCAATTAAAGTTTCAGTATCCGAAACCCCATATTGTTTGGTGAGATTTTTTAATAACTTATGAGTGTCATCTACTCCAAATGCTGGAATTTTTAAAGGCTGTTTTAGTTTTTCAGCTACTTTTCCAGCTACCATTTCATAAACCTGAGATGGATTATTTCTTCCAAGAATAGAGACAGGATTTATGATTACCTCTACAGTTCGACCATCCGGAAGTTTAGGCATTTGATCATCAGGAATTATGTGCACAATGACTCCTTTTGAACCATGAGAGTTTGTCAATTTGTCTCCAACTATTGCTGGTTCTTCAGTAAGAACAGTTATAGATATAAACTGTTTTGTCTTAATTACGTCTTTTACTATGCCATCAAACTCTTTATCCCAAATTAATGGCTTTTTTACCCAGGGTTGAACTAAACGTCTGTTTAACCGAGCAATTATTTCGTCTATTTTACTTTCCTTCTTTTTTACTAAGCCCGCTATTAATATATCACCATCTTTAACTACTGCTCCTTTCTTTATTATTCCATCCTCATCCAACTTTTTATAATTGTCTTCAAGTAATTCATGAGGATAAAGTGATCGATAAAGTTCTTTGTCAATTTTTACATCAGAACCTAAAGGATAACGAAAGTGAAATAAACGTTGAGAAGTAAGCTTTTTAGCAAAAGACTCTGATACCACAATACCATCCTCAAAATTTAAATGTTTGAACGGCATTAAAGCAGTAATAGCATTCACTCCTAACGCCAACTGACCATCTTTTGTAAAATTAGTATCTGCCAGCAAATCTCCCTTTTTTACCTTTACGCCAGGTTTTATATTTTCTTTAATTTCCATAGAGATGAAACTATTTTGGTTCAATGGAAGATAATCAGCTAAAGATATTTTATGCTCTTTTCCTTTTTTATCTTTGATGACTATCACATTATTCTTAACCGATTTTATCTCTCCATCCACAGGAGATCTCACTGAATATTGCCTGCCTACAATATCCACCATAGATAAATTTTCTGATATTGCGCTTTGGACCAAAGGAGGTTCCCTGTATTTTAATGGAAGTGCTTGTGTTATGGTGTTTGCTGCTTTAGAAGCACGGTTAGGGTGTAATGATTGTAAAAAAGGTAAAAATAGGGTCGAAACAGTAAAAACATTCATGTAGTTAGGCACAACATAATCCACTTTAGATGCAGGAACTATTTCAATATTTCCACGGTATAGTATTTTTACCTGAGACTTGTTCTTAAAAACTACCTTACCATTTTTTACTTCTTTAATTTGGTCAGGAAAAGCAACCCTTGAATTAAAAAATTCAGTTGATGTTATCCGTTTAAGCTTTCCTGTTTTCACATCTAAAACTTCAGTTGCTGGTAGACCAGTCTTCGGATCTTTACCAGCTCCAATTGTTCTAAATAATACAGCCCCTACCTTTGAAGATTCTGGAGTCCTTACTGGATCTACAATACCAAAATGCGACGGATTAAGTGCTCTAGCCTGATAAGGCACTGCATATTCTGACTTAATACCTCCTTCTCCAAAAATAGTTACTCTGGAATTGTTTTCTGCAATGGTTACTGGATTTGTTTGCTTTAAAGGATTTACAAGATCTTTAGTAAAAACATTGTCTACAACACTCTGAAATACAGCTATAGGAACAATATCTCTTATTTTGTCTTTTAATACTAGATTTCTTCGTATTTTAAAAATAACTTTTGATTTCATATTATGAAAATGTTCACTTAATATATCGCTTTCTTCCAATAGCTGTTTAAAAAACAAAGCATCTCTATCATCAGGTTCTTTCTCACCTCTCCGTACTGCGATAAGTTTTTTTAAAGCTGCAAGCAGGACATCTTTATTAATGTTTGATGCTTCTATATTTAAAAGATGCCTGGAAATTTCCGGATCAAACCTGTAACCGGAGGATAATATACTTTTGAATGTTTTTACAGCTTCTTCCTTAGTACCTTCTCCATAATATGCACGATACCACCCAAGAATAGCATCTTCGTCATATAAAATGTTCTCATTATATAGTTCGCCAAATGCATTTTTAATCTCATCTTCAGAAGCACCAAATAGCTTCAGTAATGTATAGTAAGGTATAGCAGGACCTCTTGTGAACTTAGCATAAACTTTACTTCCATTAAAATAAGCTTTAAAAGTCCACTTAGCTAAATTGAAATGGGCCTCCACTTCTCCGTTTTCTCTAATTCTGACATAAATTCCTGGCTTCAAACGAAGCTGATTTGCAACAAAGAACTCATTACCCTTAAACAGATAAGTTCCTCTAGGAAGTTTTAACGGTACGCGAGCGATTAGCAACTTCTGTGCTTTAGCAACAACTTTGCCTTTTTCATACAGAGTAAAATCTGCATAAACCGGTACACTTAAACTTCGGCCTTCAAGTCTGTATCTTTTTTGGATTTGATAATCAGATACATCGGGTATTTTGGAAGCATCTGTATAGACATTATCCAGTTTAATCTCACGATTCTGTGTGGCTATCGGAAATACTGACTTGACAAATTGAATGAATTCCTTGACCATTTCTTTGAACATTTTAGCATATTTAGAGATATAAGAAGTAGAAAAGGAGGTGATGCATGGAGTTTGAAACAAAAATTTTCAAGAAAGAAATACCCAAAGTGTATAGAGTCAGACAAATAAAGAAGAAAGATAAGTTTAAAAAAATATATATACCGTTAGGTCCTTACGAAAAAGTTCTAAAAATTTTGCATAACACTCTAAGTACACACTACATCATATATCTAAAATATGTCGAAACTAACTGTACTGATTTCGCTATCTCATCAGTACATTCAGGCCAAAAATTCCTACAACTCTTTCATATACTGCAAGATGACAGAAGATTTTTTAAAGTGGATGTAATAAATTACTTCGAATCAATAACTCCTGACAGATTAGACCTATATAAATATGTTCTCCCAAAAAAATTATATGAAACTTATGACGTCGCATTGGACGATTCAATAAATTTTATAGCTAAGGTAAATAAGTTGCAGTTAGGTATGGATATAGATAGATTCATAGACGTAATTAAAACGTATTGTTTCATAAATGGTCATATCCCTTATGGATTACCTACATCACCTATACTTGCCGGAATACTTACTACGGGCTTAACTTACAGACTTAATGTGATTACAAAAGCATATAATAGATCGCTATCGATGGTGACATTCAGATATGCTGATGATTTTTTAATAGGAGTTCAATCTAGTTTAAGTGATGAAAAAATCATAAACTACATTAAGTCTGTATTTGGACGTTATAAATTTAAGATCCGTATCACACCAATAAGGAAAAATGAGGAATTCAAATTTCTTGGATTATATTTCGTAAAAACTGACGATAAAGTAATGTTAAAACTTCCCAGATCATTATCCAAAAAAGCTGCTGTATTTTTAGATAAAGAAAGAGACCATAATAAAAAGAACGGTTATTATGGATACATAAACCCTATATTATGGGCAGCAAAAAGTGCTGGCGTTGAACTTTATGGTCGACATACCATTCACCTATACGACAGATTCTTCGAGAATGCTGAAATAAATAAGCCAGATATAAACATAGCAATAATACAATACAAATATAAGGACGATTTAAGAAATCTTATCAAAAAGCTATATAATAAAGGCTTCAGGTTACTGGGGTCAACCACAGAATATATAGCCTTGTATAGAAAGATAAGTGCACTTTTAGAGAAACTTAACCCCAAAACTCAAAAAATAATACTAACCCCACGAAATATATCAGGATTTGTTCAAATATTAGTGTTTAGACATTCAAAGTATCCAGATAAAGTATTAATTTTGTGTACAAATGCAAATTGAATTACTTCTTAGGTAACTTGCGCTTACGTAAATCACGTCTAGTCAAAGGTCTACCTATTTTTTCTTCTCTTTGCTTCTTCAAGTCAGGATATCGCTGATAAACCTTTCGTCTGACTATTTCTCTTTCTTCAGGGGTACCGAACTGAGCAACACGAGCCAGCGCATTTTTTGCATGGGCCCTATCGTGAATAGGGTACTTTCTGATTTTTTCTCCAGTCTTAGGATCTCTGTAAACAATAGCAAAAGCAGAATCAGGCAAACGCTGCCGCTCCCTATAACTGAGTTTAGCTGCTTCTTTAAGTAAAAAGCTTGCATATACTAAATTGTCCATGATACCACCTCCTGAAGGATTCTACCATTTATTCTACCAAAGCCTATATTAAATAATAAAATGACCATGGCATGCTTACTTTAATATTAGGATTATATTGTTGTAAGCTCTTAACCAAATGTTTTCTGCTTAAATGCGATGTAGTATAAGCGAGCGCTGCTAGTGTAAGATATGCCACTGCTCTGCCTCTGGGACTTAATTTTTTAAATACATCAGGAAATTTCTTTTCTAACAATTTAGCACCTAATAAAACACTAGTTGCCTCAACTGCAGGAGCAGTTATAAATCTTCCAACATAGTATGGCCAATTATCCATCATATTACATACACTGACTTTGGTATCTGAATTTGTGGATTATAATGTTGAATTGCACGTAAATTAGCCATTCGCTCAAGGTATACCCACACCAAATCTGCAAAAGCTGCAGAAGCTCCAATAGGCAAAGCATACTTCCATGGCAAACCGGCTGCTCTACTTAATCCACTCATCACTGTGCCTTTAGCTAATAACACTAATAAAGGGGAACTTAAAATACGCGACCATAATGCTGTTTTTTTAGCTTCATTCATGGTAAACATATTATCATATCAACTTATTATTCTCTAAAATCACACAATATCAGCTAAATTAAGTGAAGATTGCAGAGGTACCGTAAATTCTTTTTTCAATCTGGCATCTGGAATATTGACAGTAATTGTAGCACCTTGAGCCACATCAAAATAAACATACCCATTAGCATCGGTAAGAAAAGTCTGTGTATTAAGCACTCCTATATTAGAGCCTATAGTCTGAGGTAAATCCGAAATATCCACATATACTCTTATATTAGCACGAGGTTGCAATCCGAAATCTTTAACATAAATGTGAATACGACACAATGCTGGATCTGGTGATGGAGTGTAATAAATTTCAGAACCTGTAAGATCTATTTGAGTATCCTGTGTAATATTAACTATTGATTCCGTAAAGGTATACCCCACAGCATAAGCCCGGATGTGATATGTTCCTTGATTCAATGTAATAGATGCATTTCCATTCTGATCAGTCTGAAATTCATGAAGTAATTTACCTTGATCATTAAGCACATTTATCATAGTAAATGGTATCCCCGAACCTCCCGCAGTCTTAGTAGAAATTGTGACATTATAAATACCCGGGGGTGATACCATAATACTAGAAGCAATAGGATAAGTAAATAAAGCTTCTGAAGGAGAAGGATCGTATTCTTTAGCACCAGAAGGCATCTGACTAGTAAAATATTTACTCTGGGTGAGATCGTTAAATTCTATTAGAGCATAAGTATTTTTATCAAAAACTACACCTATTCCTGGAGAATTATCTGAAACAAAAATGTAATTAGTATAACCAGTATCTTCATTAACAAATAAAAAACTTGATTCTCTGACTATAAAAGATTTTGGTATTGAATTATTAACCATCAACAACACATGAGGGTTAACATCTCCGCTGGCAGAGACATGCTGAGTTAAAAGTCCGTCAGCAAAAACTCCTGTAATATTAGTCAAAATTAAACATTCATTCTCTGTATAAGACTGTATATGTACATTATAAAAATTCATCAAACCAATATACGATAAGTTCAAATTAACTACAGGATTATTCCTATAAGAAGATATCATACAGCTTTGAAACGTCTTATGGTAACAAAAACTGGTACCGGACTGTAATAGTATATCTGCACCTGATGCAGAAGGCGTATCAGAATCAAAAATGAAATCAAGGTCTTCAATCACTATAGGAGCAGAGCCCTGAGAAAAAACCATTACACTGCCTTGTTTAAATTGTATAGAGCTGGGTCGCGATTCACCATCAGTTAAAGGATAGTATCCTAGTCTATGTCCACGAATAATTAACGATTTATTAGGTAAAATAATGTCGGAAGTGTTAACAATATTATCTAAAATAATAATTTCATCACCATCCGCAGCAACTTCTAAAGCCTTCTGTAATGTGGCAAATGCCTGATCTATCGTCTCACCTGAATTGTTATCATCACCTGTACTTTTTACAAACCAACGCATTTTAGATCTCCATTAGCTATAACTTTTTATATAATCAATAATTCTAGCCTTTCTTTCCCAGGCATACTCAGACACAATCCACACTTCTAATACAGTAGGATATGTATCCGGGTCAGTAGAATCAAGTATCAAAACATAAGGATTAGTAGCATCTTCTAAAGTAAATGCTTTCAAATTAGCCGTTTGTGGAAATTTAACCACGTAGTTTCCATCAGAATGTGGTTCACTAAAAACAGCTTCATCATAATCAATACCTGGTAGAAGAGGATTACCTGTTGGATCAATAATCCTGGTTGAGAGAGTGGTTACAAGACCTGCGGCAGCTTCTCCAGTAACTTTAACCAGAGGAATCACAAAAACTAGATCTTGCAGGGTCTGACTCTTTCTAACCGTCATCGGTATTCTCCATAATAAAATATTACCCTACGACGTCTTGATGAACCAAGTGGTGGAGCAAGCTCTTCACTACCTACAGTGACAATAGGGTCTGGATAAATCCATTTCATTTTCCTTAAACTATCCACTCCTACTTTTCCTGTTTGAGAATAACCAGATGCTAAATGGACTCCTATTACATTTGCCAAAACACTAGATGTATAAGTATAACTGTCCATCAAGGTTAAATCCTCGTGATAAACTTCTGTAGTACATGTAGTCTGATTATTAGCTACATCATATTGAACTTTTGCTCTAATAAAATACCATACGTTATTATTTGGCCATAAACTTATTAATTTGTAACCTGCTATAGCATACAAACGAGGAGAATTAGAAGCTCCTGGATTTGATAAACCTGCCCTGTATACCGTCGATCCACTTTTATACAGTAGAATTCCATAATGCTGGTCATAATAACTATAATTGAAAGCTACATATACCCACAGTTCCGCAATAAAATCTTCGTACTGTGAAAGGGTCTTATAATCAACTACAGCTCCATATCCAGTAGATGGATCTTTATAATATTTACCATAGCTATTGTATTTCGCTGGTATATCATATACATAAGAAACATTTGAAGCACTAATCCATGTAGTAGTCCATCCTGTCAAATCCTCTGAAGGTTCGAAATCACGATATTCATCAAAAACTTGAAACGGATCAGAGGCTGAACCTACTCCAGGATTACCGTAATAAAGATAAAACTGATTAATACCTACAGATATGGATGGAAGTTTAACAAATATACGAGCATATGGTGTAACCGTATCCCATATATCAATCCACAAAGGTATAACAGTTGTACCATCAGATAAAGTAGCTCTTAAATCTGAACCATCACTGTTAACCTTAGTAAAATCGAAATTAGAAGAATTTAGTTCTACAAGAACTTGGTAGTCATTTTTAGATACACCTTGAGAATTGTCCACAGTAATTAATCGCCGGTATTGCCATCCAGATAACCAACCCATACACTAAATTCCATAACTTGTCATCAAATTGACAATATCTGTAAAGTCTGCAGGGTCGATCATTCTATCAGTAAGATCAGGATTTACCAGCTTGGGATTTCCAGAAGCATCAAAATATTTATCTCGCAGAGAAAGACCATTTGGGGGAGGAGGTTCATTAGGATCAAAAAATTTCTTATTGATAAGCAGTTCTAATTGTTGATGATACTGATCCAGTTCTTGCAATTTAGAAGTAATCGAAAACAATGGGCTTATTTCGTTTTGCAAATCACTTTCCAGTCTCGACAGAAATGGCGAATTCAATAACTGTTTAATTTTGTCTACACGTACTTTTACCGATTGAAATATTGATAAGAGATCCTTAACTGTACATCCAGTAGTTAATTTATGCTTATGATCTCTTAACTCATAAACCAAAGATCTTAAAAAATTTATGACATCTGTGCGCCATTCTGAATAAAGTTGAGGAATTATGACTTCATTTTCTATGATAGCCATTATAGCACCTCTCTAATTTTATAACCTAGATTAAATTATACCAGTCTAATAACCACAGTGCAATTTTACAGGTATCTTTTAAATTCCGTATTTCTTCATGATTACATTAATATTTTTATACTCCTTAAATTGTATAGCACCAATAAGATCAAATTTATCAGGTGGTCCTACAAAAGACCTATGATCATTGAATTGCGGCTTCAATTGCATTACTCCAGTATTCTACAGTTTGATTCATAGTCCATTTCTTTCTAACACACTCTTGAGCTTTAATTACCAATTCTTTTCTCATGGCTTCATCATGAATCAATTGTTCAAAAGCTTTTATCCAATGCTTTATCTGATTCTTTTTAACCAATAAACCCGTAACGCCATGTTCTATACTTGACTTATACGGATATGCTGGAGAATAAATCCCGGGTACACCAGCGGCAGTGTATTCTAAAAATTTGATGTTGCTTTTACAATCATTGAACCTTGTAAGATCTAAAGGAGCAAAGCCTATATCAAAATTCAAATTTTTTAACATAGCCATATACATTTCCACCGGTACAGGTTTGTGTGTGTGAATGTTAGGAGCATCAGTTTTGATGCCTACATTACTTAACCATTCCTCAGTAACTCCAAAAAAATGAAATTCCACTTTGTTTTGGTATTTTCTGGCTATCTCATTTACAGCATCTGCAATAATTCTCATATCTCCAACGTGACTAACAGAACCCGCCCATCCAATTCTGATTTTATCATTAGGCTTTTTAGCTTCAGGATTTAACCAATTATCATCTTCAATACCATTAGGACACAATACAATAAGTTTTTTAGGAAAACGCTTTTTCATTTCTTCCATCAATGGCTCGGTAGACACAGTCACAACTTTAGACATTTTTGTGAATTCTATCAAGCCCTTCTGTACTTCAGGTCTGTAAAACAAAGCAGAAGCAGGATTTGCAGGATCAACATGAAACAAATAATCATCAAAATCGTGAATAATTGGCAATCCAGCAGAAAATTTTTGCAGAAAGCTTATGATTTCCCATTTATATTGTCTACTGAAATAAAGAACGTCATGTGATTCAACTAAAGAAGCAGAAATAGCCATACTATCTGTGCAGAAAAAACCTGTATTTCTTAGATATTTGACAGGCAATGTAACCCTATAATGACCTACTCCTCCTTTATCTGCACGACAAAACAATATTCTAAGATATCTTCTAAGCACCAAAGGCATTAAAAACGATTTTAAAAAACAATCATTAAATTATCAATACGTAGCCAAAGCAGCTAGATTAAAAATATAGTGTTTGGAAAAAGTAGTATTATAAAAACACCCATACACGTCTTATCTGAACTCTAAAAGCCTCTGGAGATGTATTGGTTAAAAATACAGTAACTCGTCTGGGTAAGCCTACGCCAAACTCAAGGCTAAGATAAGAACTCTGAAAAGAAACTTGGACAGCCAAAGGTTCGACTGCACCGGTTACTATATGTGTGTTTGAATTAACATTGTTAAGAGAAATGCTGGTACTGTATCCATAAGTGTATACAGCCATCAGATTTTCTGTATAGCAACTCTTTTTATATTATATGCATAAGGATAAGCCCCTAGTAAATTGCAGAATTCGCCATAACGATTGTAAAGATTTGCTACAACAAAACTGTTCCCGCTTTGATCTATCAATTCGTCCCCATCAAAAAAAGCTATATCCTGAGTAATACCTTTAATATATTGCAGTCGGCCATAAACACCTTGAGGCTGTTTTGCTGCTACTAGATACAACTCAGGCATCCATAATCTCTGTCCATCTGGAGTATTTACATCTCCATTTATCGTATAACCTCCTTCCCATGTGGAACATGGCGGGATTGAAACAAGATGAGCGTAATGTGCAGGACCACCCCACACAAATTCGCCAAAACGGTTTTTGGCTACAATATATCCAGATCCAAGATGAGAAGCACCAGAAAAATACGAAGAACACATAAATATTACTGGAAATGGATGAGGAAAATCAGTAACAACTGCTAGATCTCCAATATATGCAAGATTATATTGTGGACTTCCATGTAGAGGATCTCCTTTCAGCCATAGAATAAATCCATTTCCCCACGATCTCAAAATGTAGTTAACGTTAGGTGGAGTCGTATTAGGAGGAGAATCAAAAAATACAATATCCTTAGTGTTAGACGACTGTGACCCAGTATGATTCACATTATCCCAATTTAAATAACAAGCGATGCTAAGCTTTTGATCATCTATCGATATGAACCTTACAAAAAACTGATATGTTGCTGTTGTAGGAGTTTGAATTACATTGTATGTTGGATCGTAATCAATCCAACCCTCATTGACAAGATTGGTTTTTATAGTGGATATTAAAATGTCTCTGGTGGCAGACCCTATATAGAATCCCATAGCTGACCTCCCTACAAAAACAAGAATAATCTTCTAAGCTTTACAGTAAAAGTAGTAACTCCGTATGATATTGTGGAGAGAATAGATGTATGATAGTCAGCTATATAAACCGGATTCATGATAATAGTTCTCTGTTGAGAGATAGGTGCATTAAACTGATATCCACTTGTATAAATTGCCATATCTACGCCTTAAAAATAGCAATGTACTTAAAAGAGGTATAATTTCTCAAATCATTCCACATTGCATTGTTGAACTGATTTCCTCCATCTTGAGGTAAGGACACAAAAGTCCAGCTGTTAAACTGGTCGACAATTTCATCACCGTCAAGTAATGCTACATCTTGTGAAATACCTCTCACAAATCTAAGCTTTCCCATAATACCCTGAGCAACAGCGTTGGCAGTCAGATTATTGACGTTAACTAAAAACAATTCATTCAACCATAACCTCTCACCTTCAGGAGTTGTGGTTGTGCCTACATGAACATAATAATTTGCAGCAGGAATTATGGAAGAAAGAACAAAATAGTAACCAGTATTATTCCATATGAATTCTGTTTGATTTCTCGTGTATGGACATGCTCCCACAAAACCAGGAGCATACACAGTTCCATATGTAGCAAGATAAGCAAGAGGCATAGTATTAGGAAAGTCACTTAAAACTTCCATATCTCCTATATAAAACATACCTGTATAGGGAGTACCATCTGTAGCAGCACCTTTAAGCCATATAATGAAACCATTATTCCAGACGTACATAATTACATTGACTGCAGCAGGAGTAACTGTTGGAGTAGTGCTATAAAATTGAGCATACTTTGTTGGAGAAGCAAAACTACCAGTGTGATTGACATTATCCCAACCAAGATAGGCAGCTCCATCTAACCTATAATGATTTAACACCTGCACAAACCTAAAGAAAAAAGGATAGGCCGCAGTAGCTGGAGTCTGAACTACATTGTATGTCGGGTCATAATCTATCCATCCTTCATTAGTCACAAGAACATTCTTTATGTCAGTAATTAAGTTTGCTGAATTAGATAGGAAAGAATAATAAGCCACATTTAACCTCCACTTACATCAATAATTCCCCAACCATCTACATTAACTAGATCAACACAGTTACATGGAACAACCACATGTAATAATTCAGCAGCTCCTGACGGTAAGCTATATTCAGCTCCATTTGGAACGACTTCAACAAAATTAATCGTGCCAGTACCATCATCATAAAAAACATATCTCTTATCCTGAATAGTGTCAGCAGTCAAAGTAAAAGTAGCTCCGTTGACTGTGATACTCATCCCATTAATAGTATAAGTTACAGCCATAACTCACCTCACACAGCTTTTATTATAAATTTATCTGATGTTCCTCTTATATAAATCCTTGAAATAGTCAGCCTAGGTAAGTCTAAAGGATCACCTCCAGGCTCCAATCTAGCATAATTAGGCTGAGGTGGATTTGGGTTACTTATAGGAGATAAAGCTACTTCTAGATATCCTGTGGTACTTTTATTTTCTACGGATACAAGAATCTTAGCTTCGAAGCCAAAATCCACCTCAGTCCAGCCAGATGCACTTATTGTGTAAGTAGTTTCAGTTGCGTAAAAGAAATTATCTGCTTGTAAATCTTTAAACTGTGGCATTTCATGCATTATTATAGCAAACTTTATTATTAACCATAAAGGTAAAATGATGTTATAAGAGTTAAAAACTTCAAGGAGGTGAGCATGGAACAAATATTTTTCATAATAAGCAAAGAAGCTATTATAGCTATAACACCGGATTCTAATGATGTGCTAGAAATGCGTGCAGTAGTAGCGGTAGACAAAATTTTAATACATCAAAAAATTGATCAGGACCTTACTATGTTTCATCAATCTCCTATAGATATGTACGTCACTGTAAATATAGACACAACTCCTATTAGAGACAATAGTAGAATTAACCGGACCTATTATAGGGGTACCATTACAGATGTAGTATTGGAAACAATACTGCTGCCTAAAATTACAACCTCACCTACAGTGTTCGGAATTAACAGAGCTTTCATTATAGATAAGGTAAATAACCACATCAGAATATGGACATTTCCTGCATACGCAAAAGAAAATAATATTGTCAATTTGATAGGAGATTATATGATTGTACCTGTAGATGTGTATGAAAAGAAAATCAAAAAAGAAATAGAAGACATTGATCTGGAGGAATTGACATGGAAAATGTGACTGAAATAATAACGGAATTCAAAAAGTTTGTACTAGAATCTCTAATTGATGTTACTTCCGACACGGAACAGCTTTTAGAAAAATATATCAATTATTGTCATTTAATTGACCGCAAATATATAGCATCATTTAATGTTTTAGACACATTATTGGAACATTTCATATATACAAAGTTCGACTTTGACGAAAACACGTGTAAAACGATAATAAAGAGAGCAAAAGAAGGTTATCTTCCACGTAAAAAAGATAATGAAATAAAATTCTACAATACCAACACTTTTATAAGCGTGAGAAGATTCATAATACATCTAAATGAAGAATTCGGAGGATCACATTGAAGATAGAATTTAATAATCCTTCATTTCACTCATTTGTAATCCAAAAATCCTCTACTGAAATTACAGCAGGCAATCAACAAAATAAAATTGATATATTATTTAAACAAGAATTATTACCTCCTATGACAATACTTATCAAAGACCAGCTAGGCCAAGCAGTTTTTGGGGCTACAACTATCAGAGATAAAAAATGTACAGTTATCATATCAATAACAAGACAATGTAATACCCCAAACTTAACAATAGATGAGAAAGAAATATCAGCTATGATTACATCGCAAAAAATCAATACTAAACTCTTAAGGGGATGGCTCAACGATAAAGGCGTAAAAATTAAAGCAATACACTTAGATACTTACAACTACATTATATCATGCATTTCAGGTCATACATGGCCATTATCACGTTCTAATATAAGTCTTAGCGATATTGATTCATACGGATATATATATTTATTCAAGAAAAATTTACAGTCGTGGTCTGAATACATGGATCCTGTGTGTGGACTGATTCCTTTAATGCAACCGCGTCTAGCCTTAATATCACGCTGGCTTTGGGGTATTACTGCTGATTTAAGCACAGGAAAAACAATTATTTCATTTCCAAACATGAGTCAAGGATCAATATTGTATAGTGTAGAACATCATCTTTCCGCTATGACGATGTTACATCCTATTAAAAAAATTCGAGAGAACAATATGACTATTTATATTTATGGAAGTGCCATGAGGACTCTATACTATAACATAGATTACATTGACAATATCACTAGTTTAATGGAGCTAAATTACACCTAAATCCAACAAGGAGTCAACAAATGAGACTGTTCAAAGTGAAATATCTAATTGAACACAAAAAACGAACTGATGGTAGTAAACGAGTTATTACAGATCAGATATATGTAACCTCTAACAAAAATCCTATAAAAGTAATGCAAGCTATATCTCAAGAATTAGAAAAGAAATTTAATAATAAAAATTATGAGATTTCTTACATAGACCTATGGATAAAAAATATTGATGTAATACGAGTATGAAAAATGCATGCGTTGTTACGTGTAGTCGTATTGGACGACAAGTTAAATAGAGAAGAAGTGGCTGATATGGTAGAACGATGGTTGTACGAAAACAACTTCGTAAATTACGAAGGTAAATTCTGGGCTGGTGGTATAGCGGATTACTTTGTTATAAATTCTAACTTACACAGATGGAATACATATTTAGATATACTACACATCATCCCAAAAGAATGGGATCGTATTATTAAAAATAAATCTTATTTCACTGGAGAAGAATGGGACAATATAGTAAAAAAATATAACCTGAAAATAAGTGTAGTAGAACGTATAGATGATATCATATTAAATGAACTTATACAATGCAAAGCAGACAATGATGAAGGCGTATGTTCAGGAGAAGCGTGTATAATAATAGATGAATCAGAATATGGAGAATATATAACACACTTTCTAGAAGTGAATCCACCTGAACTCCTATTAAACAAATGGGTAGTATTAGTAGATTTTCATTATTAAGGAGGCGGGAATGATTCAAGAATTCAAAAAATTCTTGTATCGACAAGAATTAGTCAAAAAAGGAGTAACTGATTACATTGAGATATACATTGAAAAATGCCATGTAGTAAGAAGAAGTAAATCTGTGAAAATTCTTAAATACTTAGATAGTCTGTTGTATCATTTTCTGATGATCAAACTAAACAAATCACCAAAAGAAATGAAACAACTTTATCAAAAAATGCTAGACGGTTATATCCCTAAAATTACAGAAAATGGTATAGAATATATACCTAATGGAAATCCTAGGAGATTCATAAAAATAAAACAACTATTAGAAACGCTATCAAATCAATCAAATTCCTCACAAGTGTAATGGAATATAATAAAAAATACAAACACGCCTAACGCTGCTACACCAACTAACTTCCATAATCTATACTTAACCAATCCTTCTATAAGTGCAAAAAGAACTGCTCCAAAAAATATCGCCGTAGATAATAAAATCATGTAAAAAGAAAGTTTATATAAAAAGTACTTCCACCTTTTCTTATTGCGTATAAATTCTAAATCTAGAACCTTCATTTTTTAGCTATTTTATCAAAAGTCTAAAATAAAATAATAGCTAAAAAAAAAAAACTCCAAGTCAGCGCCACCGGTGGACCAGGCCGGTCCGACGCTGACCCTGGGCTGACCGGGTCCCGGGTCCCCAGTCAGCCTTCCCTGCGGTAGGTGGGACCTACCGCAGGGCAGCGGAGAGGCTACCCCCTACCGGGCGCCCCTCCTACTCATACAGCCTCTTCGATCCCAGGATTCTCAGGGCCACGGGCGGGGTGGGGCTAGACCCGTAGTGCCCCGAGCCCCCCGGCCAAGGGGGACTACTGGGATCCTCCCTGGTATGAAAGATTAATCCAAAACTTCAGCTATAAATGTATCAACATCAAATCCTGGGCAGTCAGGTTTATTTACTGGATCCAGGTCACAATGACCTACCACCTTAGCAGTAGGAAATTTATTTTTTAGCTCTTTAACAAGAATTTTCAAACTTATGAATTGATTTAACGTAAACAAATGATTTCCTATAAGGCATATGCCTATAGAATTCTTGTTATATCCTTTCACGTGTGCACCTATTTCTGATAATTTTCTTCCAGGTTCTATAAAACCATCAAAAGCTACTTCGTATTCCCGGCTATTTTTTCTAAAGCCATTTAAAATGATATAGTGATAACCTATCTTTTTGAATCCTCTTTCTCTATGCCATCTATCTATTAATTTTGAATCACCGTAAGAACTTGCAGAATGATGAATTACTATATAATCAATCCTTCTCATAGCTATGGTATATACTCTGCTTTTTCATATAATAATAATCTCTTTATTAACCAAGAACCGCCTACAGAATTATCATAAATATGTAACAAACCATAAGCACCTCTGGGAATAAATAAAGGAGGTTCAAAAGTAACTTCAAGTTTATCTGTAATTATAGTATCATTAATTACATGATGTATGACTTCATTATTATACAACATACATCTAACTTCAACTCTAGAATTGTTTGGTACAATTTCTGGATGCAGACTTAAATGCCTCAAAAAACTTCCTTGACTCAACTCTACTTTCGTATAAAAATGTGCAGAATTGCCTGCAAGTTCACTAAAATTTGTACCGTCAGTGCTAGTATATACCATATAAAGTGATGGATCCGCTGATATCCCTCCATAAATTTGTAAAGGCCAATCGCCCTGCACATTGAAAATACGTACTCCATAAAAATTACCCTTGACTAATAAGTTAGATAGGTCAGATATCCCGATAGGAGTTTCTATCTCTACTTCATTTTTAATATAATTTGACAAAGTAAATGTGGTAAAAGTAGATCCATCATCGAAAGGCTTTACAGTAAAAGGAGGAACGACTGAAGGTGTGGAACCAAGATCAAGAATTTGTACATCAAAAGATACAGCACTATCTGGTATCAATACTATATTATCCACATATGCTGTAGTATTTTCATTATCTCGTATAACCAAAAAACCTACCTCTACTACTGCAGTTAAATCAGGATAAGTCCCTCCATCCGGAATCATACTTGATAATCTTATTACTTGCTCAGTGTAAACATTGGATTTCGGTAAATCTATATACATAAAATTCACTCCATCGGATATATAAAAACGGAAATATAAATCTTCATTGCACTGCCAATAAAATTTTATAAATTCATATCCAGACCAATCCTGAGCAGTCTGATACGACAAAAAAACTTTGTCGTTAAGGCTTCGATTTTTAGTAGTAGAAATTTTCATAGCATAATTACCTTCATAAGCATTAATATCTTGGGTTGCCGGAGTATTAGTGGCATCACTAGTCTGCCAGGCAAAAGCACCTTCAAAATTATCAACGATAGTAGGAGTTGCGTCTAATCCAACGATAAAAGACACAGATTCTATGTTATCATCCAAAGACTTAAAGACTTGGATCAATTCAGCATTACCTCCATTAGGCAATGTATGAATTACAATAGAGTCGTCCATAGATCCTAAAATTGGTACCGAAGGGCGCAAAACAAACACATTACTACCACCTAAACGATAAATAGATACCTTACTCTGAACTACAGTAGCTCTAGAATAGACACCGAAGCTTTTGGGCCTAACTCTAAACATTTTACTATCTAATTAGCCCCGAAATTTGAACCTCAACTTCTAAAGGGGTTCCATAACTAGTGACCACTACCCATAACCTAGGAGTCTGATCTGAAGAGAAATAATTCATCCCAATCTCGTCTATAATCTTATCAGATACGTCTATTACTTCATAAAAAACATCTACAAGACTATTTTGACTAATAGAACTCTTACTCAGCAAAATAGAAAAATAACCTAAACCGCTGCGTTTTATGGCACTAACGTTTTCTATATAAACGTTGGGTGATGGTAAATTAATAACTTTTTCTACTGTAACTCGATGGCCAGCAAGTTCAGCAGAAGTAAAAGTAACTTTTACATCAAAAGGTATAGACTTTACACTAGCAACATCATCCGCAGTAGAACTTCCAAAATAACTTTCAAGATCTTTAATAATACTCATAATCTGTATTGATACATATAATTCATAAGCATATTTCTAGCTAATGCACGCTGAATCTTTCTACGACGAAGCCAATCATAAATACCTAATCCCGCACCCAAAACACCACCAATCAAAGCACCTTTACCCATAGTACGACCAACAGGTCCTTTCCGTAATAGAGCAGTAGCAGCGCCACCAAGAGCTCCACCTAAAACACCAGATCCTACAGCAACTCCAAAACGAGGTAAAGTCTGTTCAGCGAGTCGCTCACTTAACGCCAGTGTTTGAATAAATCTACGCCCTAAAGCTCTTTTCAATGCTTCTTCATTCATTTGTTGTTGTTGTGCTAATTTGTAAAGCATGATGTCGTAATACATTGTTTTACCTCCTTTAGTAATAATGTCTAAGAATATTATATTGTAGTTGACAATTAAAACAAACCAATATAAGCTATCCTATGTGAAGAATCCTTCATCTAAAACTATCATAGATAGTTTAAGGAAAACCTTCGAAAGATCTTTAGCACAAAACAAACATAATGACTATATTCTGGAAGTCATGCATAGAGTCACATTACAAGCACTAAAAGATCTACAAGATAAAAATCCATTTTCGATAGCAGATGCTGTGTATTATTTTTTCAGACAGGATAATGAACAATATCTTTACCATTTCACAAACATATGCAAAGCAATGAATCAAGATCCAGAAAGAATTAGATTATTTTTACGAGAAGTCTGCTACCTAATGTCTAAAGAAAAACCCGTGCCATTAAAGCTAATCAAAATCCTTTCAGGAGGAAAGTTATGACAGATGAACTGTTTCCAACACTTAAGTATGAAGTAAAAGATGATTCTAATTTTACACCAGAAAACTTATTAACCCCAGGAGGAAGAGTATCCAAAAGTTACTGGGTAATACCAAATAAATTGCACGTTACATTTCAAAGCCTGATTAATGAAGAAGCTCTTCAAATTAGAGAAGAACTAATGTCTAAAAATGTTCAGGATGTTACTGTTAACTGGAATTTTTATTATATGTGCCATCAAATAACAGAATTAGGTGATCAGAAGTTTTCCAATCCTGAAGAAGCCGAAGAATATCTTAAATCACTTCCTACACCACTAATTGACAAAATACTTAATCTTTATCTTATTTTCACAAGAGAATGTAATGAACTGCTCAATAAATGAAAATAAAACACAGCAGAATTGATGTAAGAACTGCTTTGGTCGAAGGTTATGTAGAAGAAAGCTACTGGATTATCAAAAATAAATTCTATGTGACTTTTCGGTACGAGTTTAAAACTTCAAACTATATCGTTGACTATTTATTTGACTTAAATGGAACTACTGATAAGAAGGCTATTGCAGAACAGTACAAGAAGCTTCCTCTGCCTATAGTAAACAAAATCGAGGAAGCATTTAATCAATTCACCGAAAATATCAACAAAAAAATATCCACAGATCGATTCAGAGAAGAACTAAAAAAATTATATTCAGAAGACATAGTAGATACATTAATAATAAAAACTCTTCCAAGAATCATATACAAATTAAAAAATGAACCCTTGAATGAAATAGAGGAAATAGCATTGATGCAGATATGGAACTATTTTAAAGAAATAATATTACTATCCGTTATAGCTCTTACAGCAGATGATAACAATAAAACTAAAGCTATAAGCACACTTATGAATCGATTATTCCCTATGACAGAAAAAGAAGAAGAGGCTCAAATAGAGAAATTAAGAGAATGGGAAAAAATATTCAAATAAATTATTTACTGCCTGTTGAATAACTTCGTGCCAGCATAATAAGTAAACAACGGAAGAGAAGCCATCCAGAAAAGACGCCCCAACCTGCGTAACCTATTGGCTTCTAACTGGCGAGATATAAAATCACGACTCAATTCCATAAAACGCGTAATATCATAATCCATACGTCCCATTCTGGATAATAATTCCTCAACATAACTCTTATTTAATCTCAACTGTCTTAAAGCACTACTATAACTACGAGCAGCCCGATTTTTAGCAAAAGCTTCAGCTAAATTCTGTCGGGCTTTTAAATATTCTTCTACATTCCTAACAACATTAGTAAAATCTGGCATAGCGCCAGCATCTCTTGGAAACACTCTGGAGAAATCAATATCAGGTAACAATGAAAGTAAATCCGCGGCAGCGCTATGCGCTGAACGTGCTTTCATCAGGCTTCCCGCTGTTCCTGCTAAACCTATAGTACCCAAACCCAGAGGAATATATCCTGGAACTTGATAGTCCTTGCGGCTGGCAAGATATCCTAAACCTAATCCCAATACACCTAAAGCTAAAGGTAATGGATGACTAAACACTTTAGGAACTGCCTTATGATATTGACGCAAGGCTTCAACAGTTTCCGTCGGTAAAGTTCGCATAACCCGATACATCCTAGAAAATTCAGATTCTAATTGTGATAGAGTTTGACCCCATTCAGGTATGAATTGCTGTGGTGCTCTTCGCAAATCTTTCATGGCATGTTCTGATACTAACCTGGCTTTTTCAGAAAGACCTTTCAATCTTATATATTCATCCAATAATCTGCTTGACAAAGTTCGTGCTCTTAAAAGTTTTGGATCCATAAATTCACCTCCTTAAAGATCTAATCCAATAAACCATAAGTTAAAAGACCTCCACCTAAAGTAAGAGCAAACACAGGCCACAAATGTTTTTTCCGCTTAAGTATTGAAAGCAAATTAGAACTGCGTCGTCCCAACAAATCAGAAATTCTCAATCCTCCGGTAGTCGCAGGCAATGATGCTATAGGGGTGCCTCCAAGCTGTTGTAATTTTTTCTGAATCAGTCTTTTTCTGATCAAATCATACAGCAAACCTCCTCCACCAGCTAAACTAAGTCCAGTTCCAGCAATCAAAGCCGCACGTTGCGCGTCAGCATACTTCATTAACGTATAAACTGGGTCATTTTCTTGGATGTGTAAATCCGATACGATATCTAAAATAGCTAAGTTCTCTGGAGTAATGTACTCAAACATAACATTCACCTCCTTAATAAGGTCGTTTTTTCCAATCTAATGCTCGTCTATGTTTATAATGCTTTTGAGCCTGGCGTTTACCTTTTTCTGTTAACTGCATGGTTCCTTTCTTCAAATAACCATGTCTTTGGAGTTGCTTAACTGCAATACGATAAGCCTGCTCTCTGGTGTATTCAGGATGTTCCTTCATTATTCTGGCAGCAACATGATCAACGAGTTCAGGAGTGGGATCTTTACGAGAATGTCCTCCTTTAGCGTATTTGTACAAATAATATGCTGCAAGAATTAAATTATCCTTCATGTCTCAAATTCCTATAGATAAATTAGTATCTTTTCCTAACATCTGATCAGCCATTGCTTTACTTAACAACGCAGCTTTTTGTGCTCTAATACTATCTTCTAATCTTTGTCGTGCAATTTCTTCCTTCACAGCAGCAGGAGTCAAAGCAGATATAGCTTTCATCAATCTTACAGGATCTGACGGTAAAGAAGGAGCAGATAATCCTAAAGCTCTTCGATAAGCAAGAAGCGCCTCACCATACTTACGTGCTAGTGCCAATCGTTCAGGATCTGATGCATATACATTAGCTAACCATTGACCCAGTTTATAACCACCAAAACCCCCAAGAATACCTCCAAGCATAGTACCAAGACCCACAGCAAGAGGATGCCTTCTACCGAGAAATCCTCCTAAACCTATACCTGCAACACCTAATAGCAAAGGAGGCGCAATCTCTAAAGCCTGCACAACATCTGGATAGTTTAAAACACCAAATTGTCTGAGTTGAGCTAAGCGATTCTGAAGTTCTTCTAAAGCTCGATCTTCAGCTATTTTTATTAACAATGGATGTATGTAATACATAGGTTCACCTCCATAAATAGAAGCAGTTTTTGATATATATTTAGACTTAGATTTTGGTTTCGATATCGCTCTGGCCAATAAATATCCACCTGCACCAATCAAAGCATAAGGCATCACTTTAGAAAAAATACTTCTACTAACTCTTGCATTACGAACAGGAGGAGTGCCATATGTCCTTAAGAATTCTCCAATATTTTTTGCAGCCTGAAGCTGAGCAGCTGATTCTAAAGCTTTACCCAAACGAGAAATTCCTGATGCTCTTGCGGCATATAAAGATCCTGCGCGTCCTAATTGAGAAAAAAATCTTTCAGCACTAGCATTCATAGCTGCCGTACTTACAGCATTAAATAAACGTTCTAAAGATTGAGCCTGCCTAAGAGCAAGTTCACCACCTCGTTCTAAAGCTGAACCAAGATTCCGTAAACCTCTACGATATTGACGTGAAGATCTTAAAGAACCTAAATATTGAGATAATCTATGTCCTGATTGTCTCAAAGTTTCAAGTCCAACTGCGGGCAGTTCGATAGCCCTTAAACGTAAACCCACAGGTAAAGGGGGTAAAAAAGCAGTTTTATAAAGCTGATGCCTGTATAACGACTTACTTAACCAATCGTTGTAAAGCATAATCACCTCTAATAAAAACAAACTACTACATATTCTAACTAAAAAATAAAAATAGAATCAAAACTAGTTTTAAAAGCTAGAATAGCAAAAAATAGTACTCACTTTAGATTCATCATATGCATAGCAGTCAATGCTACTGCTGTGGCGTCATACAAGTGTTGACTGTCCTTACCAGTCCAATCAGCGTTAACTACTAAAGACTTAACCTTTGTTCGGATATTATGTTTAAAATTCTTAAATACATTCAAATGATTCCTGATTTGAGGCACAGTTACATCAAATAAAGCACTTACACCATTCTGAGATTTGTAAATAATATGTTGAATCCAGCCGCAGAGAATAAGAATTTTATTCAAATGTCCCATGTTTCTAGGGATAAAAGGTATTTCTACACCAGCTATTGTTGGGTTATATTTGGATATTAATTTGGGTAGATATTCATCCAAACCAATATACATATCTTCGACATATATTGGCTCGGCATTTTTCACATCAACTTTCTTCACCGAATATAACAATACGGATCTCTCAATGTAATCATCATTTAAAATCACAACTCCTGTGTACCTCAAAGATGGATCAATACCAATTACTCTCATATCAACGCCCTCCTTAAATTGGATATTGTGGTGTCTAAAACATCTATATTTCTTTTTAAACTCTTCAATACATAATCATCCATCATTCCCTCGTAATATAAATCTATATAGAGTGGCGACCTCACAGAACCATATCTGTGACTTCTGTCTTCTGCCTGTTTTCTTGTTTCCACAGAAAAAGAATTGGAATAGAAGATTATCACATCTGCAAATATCTCATGCCCATATTTATGAGAAAAAGGACTGGCAATTATCACTCTATCATCTTTATTATGAAATTCATCAAGAACCGCAGCAGGATCTTTAGTTTTAGCATCCAGAATCAATGGCTTTAATCCTGCTTTGTGCACCACCTCTTTTATCAAACCTGTCTCTATAACAAATGTCCTCCAGATTAAAACTTTCTTGCCTCTGACTTCTTCTTCTAAAATCTCTTTCAAAGCTTCAAGTTTAGGATTATTTTTAAATATTATATACCGATCCTTATCTGGATCGTAAACAAAACCAGAAGTGATTTGATGTAGACGAATAATGGTATTTTTGATTCTGTACAGTTTGTCTTCTCCAGATATAAAAATACCTTTTTTCACCATATGATGATAATCAAGCATTTCTTTAGTAGGCTCCAACGGCCTTTCGTCGTATAGTTTAGATGGTAAATCTTTTATCACATCTTTCGTGTAAGCGACTGTAATATCAGAAATATTCTCAGTAATCTCTCCAATTAATCGTTTGATAGGAATGTACTTTACAAATTTACTACCATCCCGTCGTCTTACCTCACGCTTATGCATGTACTTATCTCTGAATGCACTAAAACTGGTACCAAGACGCTTACCACCATCAAGGAAAAACATAATAGACCACAAATCTTCGATGGATTGCGTAGTAGGTGTTGCAGTAAGTACTACTTTAAATGGAACTCCAGCACCTAATTTCCAGATAGTCTGAGTCCGTTTAGCTTTTGGATTTTTAATATAAGTAGCTTCGTCCAGAACAATCATATCGTAAGTGATATTAAAATCTGGATTTCTGGAAAAAAACTCATAGTTTATAATGTCTATACTTTCAGGATCCAATTTTGTAAACTTTGCTATCTCACGTTTCCATTTTTTAATTAAATGCTTTGGAGTAATAATTAAAACGTTACGAATATATCCATTATTAATAAGAAACTCTATAGCATCCACCGCAATCTTAGTTTTACCCGTACCTGTGTCATTAAAAATGCCTGCACGTTTGGCTTTTAAAATCAGTAACGTAGAATCGATCTGATGTTCCATAGAAGGCTTAGTAGGCTGAAAAGACGAATAATCTATCTTCATTCTAAGCAATTGAGCTAATCGTTCTTTGTATCGCTTGAGTCTACTGTCTATAATTACAGGCACTGCAAAAGTTGTACGTAATTCTTTTAACGCGCGAAAAGCTCCTACATCAGCCAATAATTTCCATGCTTTCATCTTAGAGTCCCAGACGAAACCAAGCTTTTTTAAGTACTGTTTATAGTGATAACCATCATCAATAACTACGTACTTATCTCTATAAGTAGCTATCATCTTATAAGCCTCCTATAAAATTCATGAAAGTAGTCGAAGCTATCCATAAACTCGTCTATAAACTCAACAACATCATTTAGCTTGTTATCTTTCACCATGTAAATTACTGTATTATCTGCCAAAATAACCTCTGTCAGTAAATCTTTAACGGAATCTAAGTTTTCTAAATCCTCGCGCTTGAGCCTTATAAATTGATCATTCATGCCTCCACCTCCTCGTCGTAATTTTCTCTACTTATACCCGCTAAATAAGGGTTTCTTCAACAGAAGTCACTATGATAAAATCAAAAAGAGCACAAAATGTGGAAAAAATTAACTAAAATAGCGGAAAATCTAAACAATCTGGCTGTACTTGAAGACCCATTATTGCAAGAAGCGGATAAATTAATACAGAGAGCACAATCCAGATACAATGATACTGCTATAACTGGAATTATAAATTTTGAACAAAAATCCCCAATTCCGACTATAAAACTTGGACCTGATGATCCGCCAGTAGAATGGGAATGCGTCATTCAAAAGCATAATGCTAAACGTGCTGGATGTTTGACGGGAGGCACACGAATTATCACTGACAAGGGAAGAATAAGAATTCAAGAAATAGTCAACAAACGTCTACCTATAAAAGTCCTAAGCTACAATTTTAGAACAGGTAAACTGGAATGGAAAAGGGTGGTTAACTGGTATAAAAATGGAACATCCACTGAATGGATAAGACTTAGATTCCACTCGAGACGTGGGTCAATAACACTGACAGGAAACCATAAAGTGTATGTATATGTGGATGGAAAAATTATCCCAAAACTGGCTAAAGATGTTCGTAAAGGGGATTATATGTTGATGCCTGTGCAAAATTTAACAGAAGATCAAAAACAATTTATCTTAGGTGCGCTATTAGGTGATGGGTCTATTCCGCAGACTACTCCTTGGACATTCAATTGGGGACAAGTCAACAAAGAGTATTTCGATTTTGGTTACAAACTTCTCTCTCCAACGTTTAAAATGGACGTCGAAATTAGACAAGGTAAAGGCAAAAGACAAGACTATTACTATTTCAGAATAAAACATCCATGGTTTTATCTACTCAGAAATATCTTATACAAAGACGGCAAGAAACGTATCACTAAGGAAATATTAGATATGATAGACGAAAGAGCATTAGCAGTATGGTATATGGATGATGGTCAATATGTTCCGGGAGGCGACTATGTTATTAAACATTCAGCTCGATACAAACGTAGACCTAGATCAGACCGAGGAAAAAGAATTAGTCCGCATCAGCAAATACTCTTACACACTCTCGGCTTTCCTAAAGAAGATGTACAACTTATTATTACATGGCTACGAGAAAAATACGAAATCCACGCTACTCTAAGAAATAGAACTTATCCTAACGGCAAAACCTACTACTATATTTCCATAAACAGGAAAAAAAGTATAGAAAGATTCCTAAAATTAGTAGCTCCTTACATCGCTAAAGGCATGGAATATAAATGTCCTTTAGATGAAATAGGATATTACAACTGGACAGCTGCAACGCATAATGAAATGACCTTATTGCCTGTACCTATCAGAGAGATAAAGTATATAAAAGTAAATCCGTCAAAACCACTAGAACGATATGATATTGAAGTAGAAGATAATCATAATTACTTTGCAGGCAGTTTGCTTGTATCGAATAGCCACCTCGATTTCAGACTTGGAGATCCTAAAACAAAAATAGCTTACAGTTGGGCGGGAAGATACTGGCCTATGCCAGGAGAACGTCGATTATTCATAAGACAACCAGATCACACAATGGACTATATGAATTTTTCAGGACGCATTCCTGATGGATACTATGGTGCAGGAACAGTAACCATAGAGTTCAGAGGTAAAGCTGACATCTTAAGTGCAGATGATTCTCATATAAGATTCAACATATATCGAGCAAATGAAACTCAAGAATACCTGTTAACTAAAGGTCAAGGTGATAACTGGTACATGATAAATGTTACCGATACCAGAGATAAACTACTGGACCTTCCGGAAGGTAAAGAAAAATACAAAGAAATAACTCCAGAAGAAGCAATTAAAAGATTCCTAAATGATGATAGATACATATTTACCAGAAAAGATGATGGTGTACAAGTTCTTCTTTATGTAAAACCAGATGGTAAAGTCAAGCTCTTTTCACCAAGATGGGCTGTAAGCACAAGTACGGGATTAATAGAACATACATATAAAGTTCCTCCTTATGGAAAATTCAAAGTGCCTTCATCATTCAAAGGAAGTATATTCAGAGCCGAACTTTTTCTTACAGATGAAAAAGGACAGGCTAAACCAATTAATGAAATAGTAAGTGTTACCCATAGCGAGACTCCAATAAGTAGAAAACTTATTGAAAGCAAAAAAGTCCAGCCCCGCCTTACGGTATTTGATGTTGTAAAATTTAAAGACCAATATGTAGAAAAAGAATTACCTTACAAAGAAAAACTAAGGCTGATTAATGAATTCGTTCAACACTTTCCTTATGCAGAACCTCCACAAGCAGCGTTTACCAAAGAAGAAAAGCAAATGCTTTTTGATGCAATACGTACCGGATCCATACCTGAATCTAAAGAAGGTATAGTAATACAAAATCTCGAAGATGTAGAAAAACCTGTAAAAGCAAAATTCAAACCTGAATATGATGTTTATGTAGTAGGTATCTTTGAATCCTCTTCTCCAAACTGGAGAGGCAAATATGCTGGAGGTATAGAATACTCTTTCGAACCTAACGGGCCCGTGGTAGGAAGAGTAGGTGCAGGATTTACAATGGAACAAAGAAAAGATATGGCAGAACATCCAGAAAAATATATAGGTCGAGTGGCAAAAATCAGAGCAGCCGGACAATACCCCGATGGAGCACTTAGACAGCCAGTTTTTATAGGATGGCATCCTGAAAAGGGCAAAGAATTTATAGAAAAAGTAGCATCAAAAACTCCCGATCCAGAAAGATGGGATAATATCATAGTAGACGCACCATTCGGTAGTTTTACCAAAAGAGATATATTCTTACTCTATATGCAACCAAAAATCAGAAAAAATCTTCTTAATGAATTGAAACAATTCCCTCAGGTAATTGTAATGCAAGCATTTGATCCTTCCAGGATAGTACTAAGACGTAATATAGATGAAGAAAAAATAAAAATAAAACAACATAAAGGAGATGTAGACAATCCAGAAGACTTTCAATACTGGATTGAAAGAAGAACTGTAGAATTTCATCCATCATTTGGTGCTATAACTGATAGATTAGTTGTAGATATCGATCCAGGGCCTGATGTAGATTTTGATCAAATCAAAGAAGTAACAAAAAAGGTAAGAGATTTCATGAAAAAAGATCCAGACATTAAACAAGTGGAAGTTAGATTCTCAGGAGGAAGAGGTTTTTATGTCATAGGCTATTTAAAGAAAAAACGAACTATCGACGAAGCTAGAGATATGATAAAGAGAAAATTACAACAATTTATAACGGCAAGTGGCGCACCAGATAAATACACTATTACAAAAAAGCCAGGCAAAGGACAAATTCGATTAGATATATCACCAATGAAATATGGTGGAAGCTACAGAGGATTATTTTCGATGAATCTAGAAACAGGTCTCTTAAGTGTGCCAGTAACAAACATAGATGAATTTAAACCAGAACAAGCCAGTATGGAAAATATAATATCCAATATTAAACCTTTTGAACCTAAGAGGCCATAAATGCCAGAAGATACTTATCGCATAGCAGTAGAACTTGATACTTCAAACGTACAAACCGAGTTAATGAAACTCCGCCGTCAGACTATTCAACAAATGCAAACTACTGTTGGCCCTGTGACTGCTGCTATGATGACAGGAATGCCTCTAATGCCAGGATATGGAATGGCCCCTGGTTTAAGTGCGGCCACACTTGGTGGGTTCGGAGTACAGTTTGGTCCTTCTGCAATGGATTACGCTGCCAGGGTTATGTTGCCTTTTCAGGCATCGCCTGCCGCTAAATTTATGTATACTATGGGAATAAGTCCATTCAGTTATTTAGGTACTTTAACACAATTTTCGGAAGCACAAAGAGTTGTGTATGAAGCCAGAGAAAGAATACGTGAACAATTAACAATCCCATTTGGCCAGCTTTCCTGGAGAGAAAGAATAGGATGGGCTGCAATAAATGTATTTCCATGGGTAAATACTTCTGGAATGCTGTTCGGTATAGGATCTGCATTAATGGGATGGACACAAATTCCCACAATTGTTCCAGGCAATATGTTCTTAAGATTACTGGGTTTTCAACAAGAAGGATTGATGGGAATTATTGGTGGAATGTTATTATGGAGCAAACTGTCTAAATTAGGTGCTTTAGTCCCGGCTGCAGGGACTGTACTGCCAGTTGCAGGCGCTATCGCTGGAGGAATTGGTATAGGGGCAATACTCGCAGGACCAGTTGCAAGAACAATATTTGCTACTCCAGAAGAATGGGGCTTTTTCGTACGATCATGGATGCCAACTTATGTGAGACGTGTGAGTGAACTTGCAAGAAGATATGGAATAAGTTCCAGAGAAATGATGGGAAGAATAGAAGCTATTGAGGAGTTATACAGAAATCCAGATATACTGCAAAGATGGGCCCAGGCTGCTTCTTGGTTATGGAATCCTCAAGGCATAGTGCCTTTTGGTATGGATGTACAAAGTGTCGCAGAAATATATCAAAACTTTATTGGATACGTGAAATCTTCCCAATTCTATGGAAGCAGTCAATTAATAACTGATGTACTTAGACGTGTGAATATGGAAGCACGTGTAAGAAGAACAGTGCAACGAAACTTGCTAAGAGAAGTGCCCGCAGCGATGGTTCCAGGAATTATGCAAGGACTCACAATTAGGACTACTCCACAGGGCATACGAATGTATCAACCATTATTTAGAGAATATGCATGGTATGAAAGACTTGCTACAAGAGCAGGACTATTTGCTACAGGAATGTTAAGAGGATGGTATGAGTATCTGGCAGCTCCGTTCTTAGAAACTATCTGGACACCATTAATGGGTGCAGAAGAGGCTCAGAGACAAATAGATTTTGGTAGACAAGTATATAACCGCCTGTATTACAGATTAAGATCCAGAGAATTGGTACAAAAATACGTTGAACGTATAAATAAAGTAACACATGCACTAGAAAACGTTTTAATAGAAAGATCTCCAGAACTTATGGAAGCACTTATCCGAACTGGGGAAATCTTACCATGGTACGGACCCGAATCAGCTTCAGCGGTGATGAGACAATTAGCACTTAGTATGGGAGAAGTTGCAGTAAGATATAATTTACCTCCAGAAGTAGTTACCAGAGAAGCCATACTTGTAGGCACAAGATTAGGAATACAACCCACTGCGTGGTTTAACATAATTAGACCAGGATTGCAACGTTTCGCTCCGTTTGGTGTAGGACCGGAAAGAGCTATGCCGTTAGTACAAATGATCTTATCCATGGGTAGAAATATAGGTTATTATCCTCAAGTAGTCACTGCTCAAGAAGCAAGTCCGTTAATACAAATGAATAATGCTATATTAGGTAGAGTTCTTGGTGCAGCTTATAGAGGAGAACGGCTGTATAGAGATGTTTTTGTCAATATGGGAGGACCTGTTCAGGCAGCCATGACAGCTTTCAGAACAGGTGCACAAATAGTAATGCAATCACCTTTAGCTTTTGTGGCGGCGTTGGCTGCAGAAGTAGGAAAAACTCCAGCAGGAGGATTTACTAACGTGTTTGATCTATTTGGTGCCGCGGGACAAATCTTTAATGAAGGTGGTATGTTGGATATGTTATTCAAAATAAAAACAGCACCAAAAAAGACATTAATGCAAAGCTATAGATTTTTCTCCGCTCTGAAAACTCATACAAACTTGATGCTAAAAGCTCTTGGTGTGAATATTTCTGATCCAAAAGCAAGATTTCAAGGAGCAGTTAAATTATTTCAGATATTTAATGGCCTAGATCCTACAGGTGCAAGAATCATGGCATATATGACCTACGGCAGTTCAAGTCCAATATTTGAATTATTAAATCAGAGAAGACAGGAAATGGAAAATCTCCTTTCTCAAGGCAAATTGCCTGCTGATATAGCAAACAAAATTCAACAATCAGGATTGCTTCTCACAGCGGCTGAGTTAAAACAAGGACTCACTGAACAAACTATAGAAGTAGCTGCAAAACGTATGGAACGATTTGGAAGAGAACTCGAAGCTGCATTACCTGAAACTATGGCTCCAGAACTACGTCATGCTCTCACACGAGAATTAATTAATATTACTGCACTACCTAAAGATCAATCAATAAAAGAAGTAGATAGATTAGTCAAAACTTACAGACTGGATGAACAAACAGCACAACACATCAAAAGAATCGTAGCTAAATATGAAAAATACGAAGTAACACCATTAAAAGAGCCTGAAGAAATGATAGCTGAACTTAAAAAAGCAGAAGTTGAAAAGAAAAGTGAAAAAGAATGGCTTGCTCAGATAGATAATAGTATAAAAGAAATCAAACAACTTCTTGAAATAGCTATGAATACCAAAACAAGCCTTAACTGGTAACTAAATTCTTAAATACATCACTTTCATCAAGGAGTGCTAAGTTAAATGCCACAGAAAGTACAGGAGCATAAGTGTTTCCAAAAGAAGCTCCCAAAACTAAAACTTTAATTAAATCACCAAAATAAGAAAGATATACATCATAGTTATTTTTAGTAGACGTTTCGGCAGACAAGTAATTGTAATATTCTTTTACGAAATCTTTAGGCGTTATTATTTCTCCAGTTTCTACATTCTTCCCCATCAGGTACGTTCCAGAAATTCTTACTGTTGTAGGAGGTTTCTTACCTACAAGATAAATAGGCCCCTTGTTTGTTGGAATGGGTGAAACTCCTTCATTTATTGAAGAATCTACACTTTGAATAATAATCTTATGATAATAAATCACACTTGTGTTAGCTTTAATGTAAAAAAATGCAGGAGCATTTAAGATATCATCCTGATTTTTCAAAGACTCAGTCAATAAAACCCTATCCCTGCCTTTTCTAGGTCCAATAACAACCAAAGGAGGTTCTTTAGTTAAAGGGGTAGCTGAATTTATCGTAGATGTTTCTGTGGTATCTCTAGATATAGACTTAGAACTATATGGCCTAGCTCCTGCCATTATATAATGGCTCCATGAACTACGCTTATGACATAATCACCAGCATCTGGTGTGCCAACTGTTATTATTAAAGTTTCATCCTTAAACCATGGAAGAGCAGGATCAGGGGTGAAGACAAAATAGTCAGAAAAAGTAGTATTCACTATCACATAGTTTTCATAATTATCACTCAAAGTAATCTGCAAACTGGCAGTACCGGTTCCTGGCTTGCTTATCATAATCCGCTGTATCTTGGTTAAATTCAACAGATTATCCTGACGCAGACCAAAATTTACTATAAGATCTTCACCACCACCAACTGCTATATTTTGAACTACTGTGGATTTAACTGGTTGACTGGTAAAAATTACATCATTATTCACTGTCGGCATCGTTACCCTCCTTTACTTCATAGTATTGAACCACTACAAAATAAAGGCCATCTTTGCTGAAATAATCTTTAATAGTAAGATCTAAAAACTTATCAGGCTCCTTCTTTATACGGTTCATTAACATCTCAAATTCTATTTTATCATCAGGATTATCTATGCAGAATTTTTCTATATGAAAAACAGAATCATCAATTTTCTTAACTGCTTGCTGCCATGGAGCAAGTATTCTATCTATATCAGATATAGATTCTGATTTGATGCCAGAAATAAAATCTTCAATAATGTTATCTACCGATTTTTTCTTTTTTGGTTTAGATGGTAAATCTACTAATTTAGCCATTATTCACCTCCTTCATGAAAGTCTTACACTGGCTTTTCTTCTCTTCGTGGAGGACGTTGTTCAGGAAGTGGAGCCTCTGCAGGTGTTTTGCCAGATTGTTCAGTACCTCCCTGTTGAGTTTCAGGTTGCTCCTGTGGCTGTTCAGATTGTTGTTGTTGCTGTTGAATTAATTGGTCTAGTATTGGAAGTATGTGATTATACAAGACAGGAAACTGTTGTTGTAACATACTTAGTGCAAACATTCTTTCAGAAGGTTTCATAGAAAGAAGACGATAAACCAGAGCCTGTGCTTCCTGAGGAAGCTGAGTAAATTTTTCAAATTCTATCCCATGAGCAGCTAATAATTGTTTTTGTAAAGTCTGAAGTTCTATCTGAGATTCTACTTGATATTTTGCAGCTTCTTTCTTAACTTCAAGTTCTGCCTTCATAAACTCAACCTGGCGTTCTGCTCGTTTACGAAAATCAGAAATCGTATTTTCATGTTCTTTATCAGGATCCACACCGAGCTCTTTAAGAAGAGTGCTGTCAGATAATAAATTCCGCTGGTTAAGTTCAAGCATAATACGCTGCTTGGCTATATCATCAACTGTTCTTGGTGAAGCAAGACGTAGCTTTATATCCTTTAACTCTTCATAAACTCCTTCTATTAAAGCTATTTTATCTTTTATGTAGTTAAGTATTCGAGCATCTATATTAAGCAAAAATCTTAAATGATTCTCTAACATTCGCAATGCTATACTGCTACCAGTCCAGCTAGAAATGCCTCCATAAACAAACTCTTGAGGAACATTACAGCTCATTATAATTTTTTGTTCTAATGACTGAATCATAGGCTCCAGATTAATCATAGCACCTTCTGCACCCAGGTTAAGCATCCCCACCGGTATAGGAATATAATGAATAGTCGATTTATTTCTTGCCCATTGCTCAAAAGCCTTGATAACATTAGATGCGTGTGTTTTTAAATCTAAAAGCTTAATAATTTCTCCAGATATCTGAGGATATACGAACCTTAAGGGGATAGTACGCTCTCTAGCTAAGTAATTCCTGTAACGCTTTAATATAGAATAAGCTATTAAATCCTCCAAAGCAGCAGCATGTATAGGAAGGCCCCACACAGATTCCCAAAAAGCAAAATTACCTATACGCCTTACATGTAATACTTCTCCTGGGGCGAATAGTATGCCTTTTTTATGTTTAATAGCCTTTAAGAAATTTAGATCGAGTGTTTCAAGAAAAGCCTTAATTTCCCCAAATTTATAAACCATTTGAGGATTAATATTCAACGTAGTAGGTATAGGTGTGGCGGAATATCGTTTTATTCTATTAATAATCTGTTTAGGTACTTTCAAAATGTATCTGTTTTTATGTCCTATAGGATCCACGTCAATCACTATATCTCTGGGATCCCATATTTTGAAAATATAAGTCTTATTAGTTTGAATAATATCCTGAACATCGAACACAGTACGCTGTTTACATTTTTCACAGATACCTACAATTTCATACCTTGCTGAAATAGTTACCACTCTAAACCGGGCAATTTTATCTTCAAATCCACATTTTTTACATCTTAATACCCTGGTGAATGGTTTCATAACACTTAAGAATAAATTTCCATAACCAAGAACAACAGCATTAAAATGAACTAGCATCTCTAAAATTCTATTGCGATCTAAAATATCAATTATTTTATTAGCAGCTTCTCGGTCTTTTACATCTGTTACTATATCTGTAACTACATAAGAAGCCAGCTTGCTTACAATAGTAGCAATCAAGCCTTCATTAACCAGAAAATGTTCACATAAATCAATCATTGAATATATGTCTTTGACTAAAGGAGATACTACGCTCTTTATGTCCTCTTTAAAAACCTGATCCAGTCCTATAATTGTGTAAGGATTTTTCATAATTTATACTCCAATTTTTGTTGTCTATAAGTGCGTTCCATATCTTTTAAAAAAGCCTGAACTGCAAGATACCTCCGAAGTTGTTCACGAAGAAGAGGATCCTTCACCATATTAAAATTATCCTGCTTTATTTTTTTACGTGCAACCCCTAACGAATCAACGATGTCAGCTACTTTTAATTTATTCAATATATCTTTAAAAAAGATTTTATTAACTATAAATTCATCAGGATACAAACAACCCTGATCTATATAAACCAGAGTAATATAAGCTCTGACTTCATCACTGAAAGATTCTTTACGTAGATCTCTTGATACTTTTATTGCATAAGTTAATTCTTCTGGTTCCATTTCTTGAGCTACGTCGAAACGCACAAATTTATGAGCAAGAGCCAAAGCACATTTCTCAAAAACATGCCATTCTTCCCAGAATAAATCATTCATAAATAAAGTCTGCAGTGCACCTATTTTATCCCTGACGCGTTGTGGAAGAACTACATTGTAATTAGACTCCAGATAATCTATTAATGAAGAAGTTAATACGGGTATCCATTCATCCTTAAAATATTTGGTCAGAAAGGTAGCTAGAATTCTTGCGTCTATTAATTCATTAGTCAATAAATCCGCAATATTTAATGCCATATGTCAAGCCCTTAAAACCCTAAGATATTAAAGATTTCAGATAAAATAGATATCAAAGGGTCCGCTCTTCTGGCAGCAACTTTACTAATACCTATAACTACAGGTCTTCGAACAGGAGATGGGCCTACCTGATCAAAAAAGGCCTCTCTAATAGAAGAATAATCAGGAGCATTAGGATATTCTCTAGACGATGCTAGCTTCGCTATAGCAGTGCTTCGATCAGGTTCGGAAATACGTCCTTTAAGATAAGAACTATAACCATGTCTGGAAAAAGTCACATAAGGATCGTCCAAATAAAACTCAGAGTATCTTCCTGCATATCCGGCATGTTTATCCCATTCATTCAAATCTTCTATAAGTTTTATCACATCTTTATCACTATAAGAACCTGACTTATAAAGTGTAAGAGCTTCTTTACCAATGTCTACAAGTTTGCGTTTTAATACATCAATATCCACATCAGGATCATAATTAGAAGACGTCGTGTAAGCAGTTAATAAATTATCCGCTCTGGTTTGCAAATTATAATGAAGCAATTTGGGATTAAGCCCGTGGTCAATATAATCAGCTATTAATGTCCTTTCCACATCACCAAGAGTAAAAGTAGGATCATCAGATGCTGCTTTGGTTAAAAGTTTCGCGATTGTATATTTTTGATTAGGCGAAAGCTTATGCCATTCATAAGGCAATGAAGCAGCTAATTTCTTTAATTCTGCGCTTACTTCTAATTTTTTCTTCTGACGTTCTTTTTCTATGAGCCTTTGAGAATATGCCTGAGCCAGTTTTACTATAGTACTAGGAAGATTAACTTTCTTATTATCCCTTGCCATAATCCTTAAAAGATTAAATGCTGCTTCTTCTTTTTGCTCTTGTTCAAGATTTTCAGCAATTTTTTCAAAATTCTTGACATAATCCTTTATATTATCAGGGGTTACAGGGAGCATTTTGGCATTTGGAAGTAAGTATTCTCTTTCCTCAGCTTCTTCCTCGGGCTCTTCCACAACATCTACAATGTTAGTTTCTACTTCAAAAGGCTCTCCAGTAAGAATTGTCTCTATGTATCCAGGCACTTCAATACCAAAAGCATTAGCTGCCTTAGCAATATAATAAGCGGCAACATAACGTTCTCTAGGAGACAGCTTGCTGGCGGTTTTTAGAAAATAGTCCATACTAAGTTTTACATCTTGCTCGGTGTGAATAGGATAGTGACGATTTATTACTCCATTCGGATAACGAAGTATCAAAGCAAAATCAGAATCCAATAACTTGCTTTTGTCTTTTTCAGGAAGCTGTGCATCCTTAAGCAAAGGACTGAGATACTTGTCCGTCAAATCATCATAATAATCCAAAATTCTGTACTTCATGATTTTACACCTCCTTGAAAGGCTTTAGACATCAAGTAAAGTATAACACAAACTATTAGAATAAAAAACAAGTCCAAATCCAAATTTTGAGACCTGTCTATGACAAATGTATAATTAAGTTATGTTAGCATATTACCTTTACAAACTTGCTCAAAGACTAGTGCCCATCAGAGCTGTAGCTCTTCATGGAAAGAAAAAATTAGGGACTTTCGGAGAATATATCATAAAAATTCCAGAATTAAGAAAAGTCATACTGAGCCTAGAATCTAGCGCAAAACGTATGCCTGTGTACATTAATATGGAAGATCTACTAACGATAAAAACCCTTCGTCAGGCATTACAAAAAGTAGACAGACCATTAACATCAATTCAGTATAACCTTATTCCACTAAACGTATACCAAAGACTAATACCCAAAGAAGAAACTTTAAGGATAGCATTATATCTAAAGGGAAGAAAAGGAGCAGGTACAATTAGAGATGTAGAAGCTGCTATACATAGACTGAAGCAGTTTTATGACTGGAGAGATATATATGCGATTATAGACCAAGATACTATAAAATTAATGCGAAGGAATCAAATCCTGAAAACATTTTTGCCAGAGGAAATTTATTTTCTGAATTCACCCGTTGTCCCCACTCCAGGTATATATACATATACACAATTTAGATCTACTCCTGCAGAGATCGCAAAATGGATCAAAACCTATGGAATACCATATACATCTTTCCTAGGACATTATCCCGTAGCACAAATATATCGAGATGTAGGATTATACATGCCAATAAACAGACAAGCAGCCAAATTTAATAAAAACATATTAGGTTTAATTACAGTACCTAAAAGAGGTAAAACAATTTTAAGTGCATTATGGATGGATTAAATTATCGAAATGCATAAGCTACAGCCCAAACCGTAGCCACTGCTATAACTGCTCCTAAAATAAAATTAAAAACAGGACTCTTCCAGAAAGATTGTTGTTTGTCTAGGATTTTTTCCAAATCATCTATACTTCTGTTGTAGAAATCACGATACATATTGAATTTTTCTTTTTCATAATTGAGCTTTACATTGCATAATTCTTTTTCACGTTGTTCTATCAAGGTAAGCTTTTTGTTGCACGCTTTCAATTCCAATCCAGTTTTCACCATGTTTTCAAACATATAATCAGGTACAAATCTACCATCGTAAGGAGCTACTAAACTATCTCCTTTTTTCAAACGGATTATCTTTAAATCATCTGCATAAGAAACAAAGCTAAATAGTAAAGAACAAACAATCGTTAAAGAAATAAACCTCTTCATTTTTTACCAAAAAGTTTTTCAGCTAAAGCGTCAAGTTTATCTTCTGCTTTAGCTTTTTGAAAAGTAGCTTCCACTTGCTCATCTAACTCTTTGATTTTGGTGTCATAATCGTTCTTAATAGTTTCTTCTTGTTTAGATCTGACATTTTCAGCATGCTCAAGATCCTCCATCAAATCATTCAACCGTTTTCTATACTTTTTATAAAGGGTAAAAAATGCGTTAGAACGACCAAAAATTGTAGCTAAAACAAGTATCAAGGTAATTAAAAGGATGTACCAATACCTTTTAAGCCATTTCATTCTTTTAATCTTCTTCTTTTTACATAATAATAGAGACCCAATGCCGCAAGACCTAAACTTCCTGCGGCAAGTAACGTGGGTAAACGATTTATTAGTTTATTCTTCCACTGAGACATTCTAGCAGCATTTCTCTTAAGGACAATAGAATGTTGAGGAGGTACTGGACTGGATGCAGCAGGTCCAACCATAATATAAAATTTTGGGCCTCGTCTCTTAAGATACATGCGAGAACCTAACGCACTTAAACCCAAACCTGCAGACCCAGCAAATAAGTAAGCTTCTGGAGGTACAGATGATTTTTTATTTAATTGAAATTTTTTCTTTATATTTTTTATAGCTTGTTGTCTGCGTTCTTCCAATCTTCTCAGACGCTCTTTATATTCTTGCTGAGTTAATTCTCCACGCTTTAAACGAGTATCTAATTTAGATTTCTGACGCTGGAATTCTTTTTCTGCCCAGGCAATAGCAGTGTCAAGGCTCTGTCGCATACTTAAACAGAAACTAAATAGTTAAATTTAGATAACTTAGTCAATGAATAGTTAGTTATTAGACAACATAGTCAAAATATGGTAATTAATGGTTAAAACAAACAAATAATTACCATATGTAATAGCCGGTAGAAACCGGTAAAGCTCTTCCAGTGGCCTGCTCTAAAGCTTTTCTAAAAATGAATCTACTAAGCGCACCACTAGCAAAACCACCAATAGCGCCGCCCAGACCACCAATAACAGCTCCAAGAGCCGGTCTACCTATGCGACGACCAAATGCAAGTCCAGTGGCTACGCCTGGCAATGCAGCAGTAGCTGCAGAGAGAACCGGAGAAGTAATAACTCTACCGGCAATTCCAGCGAGTCCTCCCGCTCTGCTTCTTCTTCTTGCAGAAGCAGCTTTGTACAGAAGATCTGTTAATGCTTCTTCATAAGGGTCTTCAAAATAGTCAAGATACGGGTCAACAGCATAATAAGGATCGATCTCGTTCAGAAGAAGATCTTCTAAAATTACATCATCTAAATACATGATGCACCTCCTTTAACTAAAAATATTTTGTCCTGAACTCTATTATAACAAATGTTTTCACAGGATCAAATCTCAAATAATGTAATAACCTATACCAGTAGGTACAGGATAACCTAATTCTGCTTCCAGTAATTTTTTATGGGCTAATCGCATTAACATACCCGCAGCTGCGCCCATCAAAGCTCCTTTAAGCATCTTTTGTTTATGAAAAAACTTTTTTATGTTTTTAGGAATTAAAAATCCAAACCTACTAACTGCTTCTGGACTGGCTTTAGCAATATATGCACCTAAACCAGCATAAAGCAAAGGGCTGGTAACAATTCTACCCATTAATCCTTTCATTGCCATGGATGAAGGACTGGGTGAATATGGCTGAATCGGATGCTGATATACAACCACAGGATACATCATTCAACCATAATACATAAAATATCTTTTAAGTATTTGTTCGACATCTGAAGGTATGGGTTTAGGAGCACGTCTTACTTCTTTAAGAAACCTAGTAAGTTTTGCTTCTTCCATGAGAGGAATTTTACCAGTACCTATAGCTGGCTTTACCGCTTCCTCCAATAAACTCGTGTACAATCTCAATGGCTTCATTGCTGAAGCGGTACCCATACGTCTTAAATTTATAGCAGCCTGATTAAAACGCTGAATCAATCGTTCCATACTCTGAGGACTTAACTGTAAAGCTGCAATCTTCAATAGAAAATATATTTTGTTCCGATCACTCATCACGGAAAACATTTTATCATAAGAAAATGATTAAATATAAATTACGTCTGTCTGGACTCCAGAAACGCTTTAATCAATTTGAATAAATTACTATCAGGCTTTTGAATTTCTCTACCCCATCCTACAAGGATAGTCACTACAGCCGCACATATCACTACTACAGTTTTAAATTCGCTTAAATATGAAAGAATCAACCATGCAATCATTATTTGAGCTTTGAAGCTGAAAAGATCGTCTAAAGAAAGCAAAATACGAACAATTATTTTTTCGAACAGATTAATTACTTTACTACCAAATTCCTTCATTCTTTCATACGATCAATAAAACTATGCGCCACCTGGACAAAAGCTCGGTTAGCTTCAGTGAATTCCTTTACAGCTTCAAGATATCGTTTCAGAAGCTCATTACCATTAACTTTAATAATCATCTCTTCGATTTTCTTCTCGGCCTCATCAAAGAAATCGACATTAATGATGTCAGTGTGCTTGTCCATAGCCTCACCACCTCCGTCATTTGTTTTTGAGCCATCTCTAGACTGGCAATTATTACTTTTTGAGAATTTGTATACTCATCACTTGCTCCAGATAACTTATCCAGATCAGAACGTACCGCATCAAGCATATCATCATATTCATCTAGACGTTCTAGTATTCCATTAACTTGCTGATCCAAAAGTTTGACCTGCACTTCAGACTGAGTGCTTTTGTCAGTAGCTCTACGTAGAAGCCAGGAAATAATTTGACTCAATAGTCCAATAGCTGTTCCAATAAGCAAATATATTAGTTTTTCTACCATTCCTTCCATTCAAAATCCCTGTCTACGTCTTTTCCTCCTACCCATAAGATAACCAGTAAGACCACCTCCGGCCAAACCTGCACCTGCAGCTGCTAACATACGTTTATTAGCTTTAGCAAACTCAGCAATTCTTGAAATAGGCCTCATAAATTGTTCAGCTGCTAAAATCTTTGCAGGTATAAAAGCTTCTTTTATAAGTTCATTAGCCAAAATATCTTCAAAAATCTCCTGCTCTATAAGATCCTGCATGATCAAATCCTCAAGAATTTGATCTTCAATAGCTTCAGCCATAGCTTCTTTAATTAATTCTTCTTCTAATAAAGCTTCTACCCACGGATCTACCGGAAGCATATCTAAAGCAGCAGCTTTTTCCATACCAGTTAATCTATCACCTAGCAGCTTGTATAAACCTAAACCAGTTGCAAAACCAACTCCTGCACCAATAGCCATATTACGTCTGTTCAGTCTTCTTAACTGTTGTGCTATATGACTTTCATAAGCAGATCTCAGAAAATCCTCTACGGCCTTAGCGGCTTCAAGTTTAGCTCTGGGAGTAAATAAACGTCTTAAATTAAAACCCCTCATAGCCTCTTTCATTAAATCTGGATACATTGTCACACCTCCTTTTATAGATTTTTGTCGTGGTTGTCCAAAATATTTTATGCCTGTAAGGCCTAAAGCTGCTGCACCTATACCCAGACCTATACCAAGACCTTTTTTAGATTTAAGAGCACGTCTTAAAAGATTCGATTGCCTGACAGCTTCGGTAGATGCGGCTGATGCAGCAGATCCAGCAGCTGCAGCAGGAGCCCCAATAGCAAGACTTCTTAAAAACTTTGCCACTTGCTCTGCTGCATATGCAGCTTTGCGTTCATAAGGGGATAACTCTCTCATAACAGATACTGCTATCGCATCTTTAAGTAATAATGGCTCTAAAAATAAATTCCACATAAGCAACCTCCTTTAGTTTTTCTATAACTTTATTTTAGTATTTTTACGTTTAGTACCGAAATTAATTGCAGAAAATTCAGATTTTAGACCTTGTTGTTGTTTAAATTCTTTGATGGCCTGTTTGGTATCTTTACTGATTTGTTTAGATTGTTGCTCTACAGATTTTTTAGTTTGTTCCATAAGTTTGAATTGGTTTCTCTGTTTGGCTAATTGAGCTAACTTAAATATAGCTGTGGTCAGATTTCTATACATCATAGCACCGGCAAATTAGCGTAAGCCTGATATAAAGCAGAATAAGGAAGCAACTGCATTGGTGGAAGCATTGGAATCATCTGATTTTGCTCCGCAAGATATTTTTGAAGGATCAATTTATTAACCTGATCTCTCTGCATTTTTCCCATTATGGCCTGTTCGATTAACGATGAGAACCTTGTGGCACCAGTGTAACCCAAGAGCAAAGATGCTAGTCCTATAATAGGCCATGGAATTTTTTCCCCAACAGGCAAAACTTTAACTGCAACGGGTATAGATCCAAGACCTAATGCTCCTAACAATGAAGCCCCTAAATGGATAGAAGGAGGGATACTGAATTCAGGAACATATGTAACTAAACTGTCAGAACGCATCATGACTAAATTATAACATTGTTTCAATAATTTAGCTAATGATAATAAAATAAAATCAAATGTCAGGCAGAATCATAAAACGTGTGGTTTGTATGCGATGCAAAACAAAACTGCAAGTCAGCTTCAGAAATTATATTCTATACGTACAACCATGTCCGAAATGTGAAAATACTGCACGGCAAAATGGCTATGCTATAGGATACGAAGATGGCTATGAACAAAAACTTTCTGATGATGAATTTAAAGAAATAGTTGAAGAGGTAAAAAAGAAATTAGAAGGTCATTACATACTAGAAGAGTGCAGAATAATTATCGAGGATTAATCAACATTTGATAAAAATTAAAAGAATCCATGATGCCATGACGATTATAAAAATCCAGCAGACCTAACCTGTCATATTGAAGTTTATAGGCCTCTACTTCGTAAGGAATTTTTCGATACGCTGTAGCATGATTAAAATACTTAAATAAATTTCTTAAGTAATAGCCTATATAATATAAATAAAACTTGCGCCCTAATAATGCTTGCTGAATTAAATGGACACTTTCATGACATCTAACAGCTCCAGAATCATCTTCTGCCTTGATAATAATGTAAGGATAAAAAGTAATACCAGAATAACCAAACCATATAAGAGACGCATAAGCAATGACGGCTCGAAAGAAACCACACAATCGTCGCAAACCATAAAAATTAGCTCGAAACATGGTAAGAGACGGAGAAGTAAAGGACTCATTAAATTTTATGATCTTAAACATCTTCATCTAAGCTAAATATTACCATAAGAAATGGTAAAGAAGCAAAGTTAGGTATTTATTTGACTTGAATGTAAAATTATGGTATAAGGTAATAAACTCTTGAAGGAGGTGATGCGATGAAAGGATTGAAAATTTTAATAGCCACCGCAATTGCGGTGGCTATCAGTGCCACTGTTATAACAGCGGCACAGAATATGAGAGAAAAGAATAAAGAAGAAGAGTAACAAATTTAGAAAATGATAAAAATGACAATAGAAAATTTTTTAGCTCCAGTGGAGCCAACCTGCTGGATACACTTTATACGTAAAGCCAGACCTAAGTCCAGATGCTATTTTCCTTACTACACTAAAACTTCATTTTTAGAGGAAGCTGAAAAACTAGGATTCAATAGAGGTATTAATTTTTTAGCCAGTAAGTATATGCACTTTGGCGACTTCGTTCTATTTGCAGAATATGATGAAGAAGAATCTGAAATATTTGCAGTGGGTCAGATAACTATATTATCAATAAATACAGATTCTCCAGAAGAACTAAAACAAAAGCTCAATAATACGGTTATAAGAGAACCAAAATATGTAGGAGCACGTATTTTGAGACTAGCAGGTAAATTAGATTTTATATATGAAGCCGAAGCTATGAAAAATTTGCCAGATATAGTGGAGGAACTAGAAAAAATCAAAAAAGACTACAACCTAAAACTAGCAATTGGAGGAAAATTAATACATATACTGCCAGAATCATTAATAGTGAAAAATATTTCTTTTACCCACTCCTACAGAGCTATAAAAGAAAAAAGCATACTCAAAGTACTAAATATAAAACAGCAATTTTTCATACCAAGGATACACATAACTACCAATTTACAAAAACATCCTCACTACATCATAAGAAAATCACAACAGGAGGTGAAAGAATGCCGAGAACAATCTATTATTGTGTCAATTTTAAAAAGCAACAGGTCCTTAAAGTAAAGGCCGCTTCTAGAAACGAAGCCACCACATTAGCAAAGAAAAACAAATTTTCAAGTGATGTTGTTTTTACTAAAAGAGAATGGAATATTCTGAATAAAATGACTAAAAGAACATAAGGCCGCCTCCTGTCCTAATCCCTCACTCCCACCTCCACCGGCCTAAGTGCTGGTGGAGGTTTTTAATTTTTATTGTTAAAAGAATTTAAATTCAGAAAAGGAGGTGTCACCCATGGAAAAAGATCAATCTATTACTGTGAAACTAGAGGATATAGCTCATATGGATGATACTCTTAAAAAGTTACAAGAAGAAGCACAGGAAGTAGGAGCAAAAGTGGTAATACAATTCGCTGATAAAATACGGATAGCTATATTTCCGTCAGAAGATAAAGTAGAAAACCTTATAGAAAACCAACAAGATTTAGATAAATATTTGAAGTTTAAAGACAATATAAAAGCAAACCATGAACAACTTGCTAAGGTATTAACCGAAATCTACAAAAGAATAATTTAAAAAAAATTCTCAGGAGGCACGAATGGAAAATTTGAAGCAGGAGCTGGAAAATCGCGGATATTTTATAACACCACAGTTAGAATATCAAATTAAGGCAGTCCTGAATAATAAACCCGTAAAAGGAGCATTTATTGAAGGTCCACCAGGAAGTGGTAAATCAATGCTCGTACAGTATCTTGCCGAAGTGATGGGATATGACTTCATAGTATTTCAGTGCTTCCCTGGCACACGAGAAGATGATCTTATCATGAAACTCTTACCATCGGAAAAAACCAAATCTGGAGTAACTCTAGCTGATGGTCCTGTAATGGAAGCAGTAAAAAGAAGCCACGAGCACAAAGTAATATTATTGCTGGATGAATGGGATAAAACCAGACCAAGTGCTGATAGTTTTATGCTTGACTTCCTACAGACTGGAAGAATAAATTTTGCAGGTAAAAAAGCAGTAGCAAACTTCAAAAATCTCATAATATTCTTCACACTTAATTACGAAAGAGAGCTCAGTGAACCTCTGCTTAGGAGGATGCCAATACTTCGACTGCAGAATCCTCATCCTGAAATAGTTAGAAAAGCACTAGAATTTAGTCACAAAAACAATCCTTACATAGATACAGCAGTAGGGCTTTATGTAGCGACTCTTGCAGCAAACCTACCAAAACCAGCAACCATTCAAGAGTTAAGACAGATGCTAGATGCTATTGAAGTGACCAATGGACATGTGGATTTTGGAAGTCTGGTGTATCAATTTATAACTAAAAACATGGAAAATCATATGCTGCTTCAACAAGTACTTAACAATGCGGACAATATAAACATTAATCTGGAAGAACCATTAATGAAAGCAGACTTTAATCAGATCAATAAATTTGGGCAGATAGCTAAAGAATTAGAACCTAGAAAGATAGAAGAATTGCAGATCGATTATGAAAAAGGTAAAGAAATGGATGTGGAATACTTTGAAAATACCGGTGGATTTATAGTGTACTCCGAACGTGCTTACGATATGATGGCCAGAATAAAATTTCAGCCTAATGAAGATCCTTATACTCTTGCAGATATAGCATATATAGAAGGACCATACATAGTCCTGAAACAACCACTTCCCGCAAAAGCGTTGTTAGATGATGACATTTTCAATAAATTAAGTAAAATGGATATCCCCATGGGTAAATTGGTATTTGAAGCAAATATAAAGATGAACGACGTTATGGAGAAACTTAAAAACAACCCAGATGTTTATATAGTCAAATTCTCAAAAAATGAAATAATACTCAAATATCCTCCAGATGAGAAAATGTATAATTACAAAGCACGCGTCACACCAAACAAAATAGAAATAATCAGCATGGTAGATAAACATAGCCTTTACATAACAAGATCATTTATAGCAAACATACTGATATGAAATTTGTAAGAAAATGGGAAATAGAAAATAATCAAGGACAAGGATCCAGTAATAACGCGAATAACAATCAGAATATTAGTGTAGGAATGCCATGCCATGACCAGTGTCATTTACAAACAGAAACAAATAATAACAATAACCAAGGCACTGCATCATCCAATAATAAGCACAACGAAGAAAATGCAGAACAAAATCACGCACCAACAAACAATAAGGCAAAAAATAATGAAACTGAAAAAACTGAAGAACATACAGACTCTTCACAAAAACTGAAACAAGATGATCATGTAACGCATGTGACTGCTTTGAGTAAACAATATCGTGTAAACAAACTGGAAATAATAGATATAAAAGAACGACTACCTTATTACCAGATAAGGAGATATCAAAATATTTTTGACAGAATCATATACAAACTTGCCGAAGATCTAAGTGGATACAAAATAGAAGGAGATGATGAATATGATATGGAAAAAATACTTCAACGAAGATTAGATCACAAACCATTATCTAAATGCACATCGTCCAGAGAAAAAGAAAATATAATAATCCTGCTGGATACAAGTGGCTCGTGTGTGGAACAAGCTATGCTGTATACAACGGTGATAGAACTGGCGCTAAAACACGGGGGTATTGAACTATATACAGCACCGAATGGATACATTACTACAAAAATAAAACGTAACAAAATGGAATCAGTATCGTTTGGTAGCAACTGGCCATGGAGAGGACGCCATATCATAATATTTACCGATTTTGATGCATTACATGCGTTGATACCACATAGCCATATTAACACCATATACTGGTTTTCCTCTGAAACACGATTCAAAGAAGCTTATGAACATCCATGGTATCAGGGAGGAAATATATCTATTTCAGACTTCAAAGGTAAATTATATCCAAATATTGTAGATATAAAATCCTTTATCAATACCGCGAAAAAATTGAGGGTGTAAAGTAATCACAACTAAACCAGGCAGTGCCTCTAAGGCACTGCCTTTCTTTCTACAATAATTTTTTAGTATAATTATTCAACGTGGATTTACAATACAGAATAGAAAATGATGCTATATACTTTGGAACTGACGATCCAGAAAGTGTGCTAAAAATTCTTTCCAGCCCCCATACTATAAAAGATATAGCAGAAGATTACTTCAAAAAATTCCATCCAGATGCCACATGCCAATTAAATATGGTAGACTTTCGATATGGCAACACCACTGATATTATGCAAAACAAGATGATTAAAGCTGGTTGCCCACATGGCAACATAGTACTTGACCCCTTCATGGGAAGCGGCACAACAGCGGTAGCGGCAAAGCGACTAGAACGACACTGGGTAGGTATTGAGTTAAACAAAGAATACATTGCTTTCGCAGAAAAAAGAATAGCAAATACAGTATCTCAATTGCAATTAGAAGCTTCTACATGAAGGTAGGCGCATTCATCCCACTCTGTGATGACAAGTGGTATTCACGCGATATTGCTTTACAGGCGGTTTTGCATCAAACACGCAAGCCGGACATGGTGTATATCATTGCAAATTCACTTGACGCACAGCGTTATAACATGCTTGTGCAGAAATATAGAAATAGGGGTTATGATGGAGTAAAATTATTCTGTTGGTCATCCTGGAATGAACATGCTTTTGTAAGCAAAATCCCCTCCATTGCCGTAAGCCGGCAAATCATACTCATGCTGGCAAACATGCATAAACTGGACTACATCTGGATGGTGGACAGCGACATTGAACCACCAGAAGATGCACTTGAACGTATGCTTGCGGTTGATGCAGTAGCCGTGTCAGCCGTGTGTTATAGCAACGAAGACCGATGCTTTAATGTGCCGTATGTATTTCAGTGGGAGCCACCCCCTGGGTATGAGGGAATAGCAGTCGCACATTTTGTGCGGGATCTACCGAAAAAAGGTATTTTGCACAGCGATAAATATTACACTGGCTTTGGCTGTGTGCTGTTAAAGAACGTCCCGGAAATTCACGATGCTGGCATGTTTGAAATGCAGTCTATACAAAACAACGAAGCGGAGGATTTACGCTTCTGGCGTGTTGTGCGTGAGAAAGGTATTTATCCAGCTGTGATTTGTGACCTGCACTGCAAACATCACAGAGAAGATGGAGTAATAGCACCGTCATGGCTGGCAAAAAAGATAAGTACATGATTTTTTCTATTACTGCAGGACGTACTGGTACGGGATATTTGTGTAGGTTGATGAGCCTGGTTCCAGGGGTGCTTTCTTTGCATGAGCCTGCCCCTGATTTTGTCACTGTAATGAGACAGGTTCAGACAGACCCTGATATAGCTAAAAAATTTTTGTTGGAGAAAAAGCTTCCTTTTATACGCAAACAGAATTGCGACGTTTATGTAGAAACAAGCCATTTATTCTGCAAGGGCTTTCTTGAACCTCTTTACATACTTGGGGTTGAATTTGGATGCATAATTTTACGGAGAAATCCCAGATATATAGCTTTGAGTCTTTATCAATTGAATACTATTCCGGGAAGAACTGATTTAGGTCTTAGATATTATTTATATCCTGATGATCCGGTTTTTCTTAAGCTCCCTGACTGGCACCGTTATAATGATTATCAACTATGCTACTGGTATGCTTTAGAAATGGATTACCGTTGCAGTTACTATAAGAGTTTTCTGAATGCCAGAAATATAAAAACTTTCGAAACATCTATCGACCAGTTAAAATCTTTTGACCATTTCATTGAACTCTGTAGTACTTTTTCTTTACCGCTACCTGACAAAAATGAATTTTATTCAGTGTCTTCTCAAGTGGTCAATTCAAAGAAAGAACTTAAAAGGCCTGTACCAGACGAACTTCTTAAAAACATTGATTCTTATGAGCATGAAATCGAAATTAATATAAAGAGGCCGGAATGAAAGTTAAAGATGGAAGCAAAACACTGAAAAAACTTCACACATCCTTAACTGATAAAATTCCCATGAAATCAAGAGGAGCATCATGAAAGTAATTTTTGCATTGGTTCTCATAACACAATGCAATTTGCTTCTTTCACCTATGATAATAAAACATACAGCTGCCAAAAATGTAGTGATCAAAAATGACAATATGGATAAAAAAATCATTATTTATAAAGATGTTAAGGCAAAAGAAGCTAAAAAAATATTTTCAGAAGTGATCAATTTATCTATGAGAATGGATTGCGGCTTCAGAAAGTTAATGATGATTCTAATAACCAAAGACAAAATATACCAAGCCAGCATTAATTATAAAACTGCCGCAGGATGTTACATGTTTTATCAAAACCCAAAAAAATGTTTTACTAAGTACATGTATTTAAAAGTAAACTAAAAAAGAGGAGGTGCTTTGTAAGCACCTCCTCAAAATATTTTTACGACCTAAACTGAGTTAACAAAATGAGCAAAAGTAACGGAGCTAAGGAAGCCGCATCAATGTCTGGATATTTTTCTGAAAATCTTTTAATAATACTTTCTACAGCTTTAGAATAAGTAGAATAGCCTGGGTGCAGAGGAGCCAATTCTGCTGCTCTCATAAGCTCATCAGATAAATCAGAAGCCAATAGTGATAAATCATAAGGCAACTCCTTATTTTTGTGAATACAACTCACCATATCTTTAGCTACTTTGTCCAGACGATCATCAGATTTTATATACTTCTCATTTGCTTCTGTTATAGCTTCAGCAAGTTCTTTGAGTGTCAAAATCACACCTCCAAAATTTTTATTTTTTAGCTACAATTAGGACACTCTGGTATAGTAACACCTAACGGTTCCGATTCGCTATAACCACAATTGCGCTTAAGTTCTTTTGTTGTATCAGATGGTTTAATAACACCTTCACTACCGCAATTTTCACATTTGAAAAATAA